GAATGGAGAAGATGCACTTGCATCTTTGAATATTGCCGCTCTGAGCATCGGTGACTACGCCAAGACCACCGAGGTCACTGCGGCCATCAACACCGCTCTGGCCGATTACGCCAAGACGAGCGATGTCAACACCGGTCTGGGTAAGAAGGCCGACAAGGTCGCCAAGGCAACCAACGGCAACTTCGCTGCTCTGGACGCTGACGGCAATCTCAAGGACTCCGGCAAGAAGGCGGCTGACTTCGTTGCCGCTGAGGCTGGCAAGCGTCTGATGACCGACGCTGAGGGCACCAAGCTCGGCGGTGTGGCTGAGGGTGCCACCAAGGTCGAGGCGTCCGAGACCAACGGCAACGTCAAGATCAACGGCGTTGACACCAAGGTTTACACCGAACCCTCTAATGTCGTGCATGGCGCTATCGCCACCGACATTGAGGTGACCGAGATGCTGAACGAGGTCTTTGCCGCCACCGTCTGAGCGTAATCACAGCGTAGACTGAAAAGGGGCGAGGGCAAAACCCTCGCCCCGTGATTATCCATCTTGGAGGTAGTAACGCATGGGTAAATTGACATACCTGAACCATCTGAAAGCCTGTGCGGAAGCGGCGAAGAGCTTTACGAACGGTCTGGTAGCCAAGCTGGCGCAGACCGTGACGGAAGCGATGCAGGAAATGGAGGACGTGAAGGCCGACAAGCAGAACACGAAGGCAATCACGATTCCGACTACCGGCTGGGGAATCGACGAGAACTCGGAAGATTATCCGAGTTATTGCGACATCGTTGTGGCGGGAATCACGGCGAAAGACCGTGTTGACATTGCCATTGCGCCGAACAGTCAGGCAGCGGCTATCGCCTGCGGGATGTCTCCGACCAACCAGACGTTGGCGGGGAAGATCCGCGTATGGGCGAAGACCGCTCCGGCCGCCGCTATTTCCGCGGAATACTGGCTGAATCAGGGAAAGGAGTAACCAGACGATATGGCTTATGGAACCGTAAATGTCGGTCAGGCTCAGACCGATGACAGCAAGTATCTGACCAACGAACAGGTCGGTACGCCGAGTGGGCTCGCAACGCTGGACGCGAACGGCAAACTGACCGCATCTCAGCGCCCCGACGTTGATGCTTACACGAGGAAACAGACCGACGATCTCGTCGATCAGGATGTGGCGGCGCACAACACGAACGAAACCGCGCATGGCGACATCCGCGCTTCCATCGCGGCTGTTGACGCAGCCGTCAAGGCTATCGAGCTGAAGTACGGCACGGAGATCACGAAAAATCCGTTCAGCGTCGGCTTCACCGACCTGAGTGCGGTCAACGTGACCGGCGTATGGAACGCATCGCTTGGCAGGATCGAGTTCTGATGGCAGAGGAAATCATTTTCTCGCGCCCCGCTGATGAAATTTCCTGCATCATCGGGAACCTGTTCTCAGCGATCACGCCGCCGTGCGGCCTCAGACGCAGCACCGATCTTGTCATCTGCGGCATGACCCACGCTCAAAATTATGGGACGCTGACCGTCAAGAGCGACTGCTGCATTTTCATCGGCGAGCCTGAAGATCTGGCTGCCGTATTAAACGGGCCATGCCCGGAAAGGAAGTGCAGACATGGCCGATAAGGAGTTTCTGCTTGGCAACAGAGCAAGGGAGCTTCTGAAGTACACCAAGCAGGCGACGAGAGTTGTCTCCGGCGACATCAGCAAGGCCGACGTTCGAGCAATTATCACACGGGTTGCCGAGCTCGACGACATCTGCGATGTCAAGATGGTCTGCCAAGAGGTCGTACACGTCCTTGACACCAAGGACAAGGAGGGCTTCACAAAGAGTACCTTCCGAATGTATGGAGAGGATATGCGCGAAACCGCGAAAAAGATCCTGACGGACATCCATCGCGCCAACAACACGAACTTCGTGGTGGCGTATGAGGATAGAATCCACAAGATCGAGGAAGTGGTGGACGGCTGCTCCCTGCTGCTGGAGTATATCACGATCTGTATGGACGAAGGCATCATCAGCGTGAAGAAGGCAGGCGTCTGGACCAAGAAAGTCACAGACGTCAAGTATATGGCGATGGCGTGGCTGAAGGGAGACCGCGGCAGAGCCAACAAGCTCCGTTCGGAAGCAAAGGAAAAGGAGGACAGGAGCCTCTACAATCTGGTGATGTCCGCCTGCTCCGCAGCCCAGTCCGCACGGAAGTAATCAGGGTTCATGGCGGAGGCATCCGCCTTGAGTTAGGGTATGACTCGCATCGGCCGCCAACTGGTGGCTCCGCTCCCCGAACACCAACAACACCAACAACGTGTGGAACGTCAACTCCAATGGCAACTACAACAACAACAACGCATCCAACTCGAACGGCATCCGCCCCGCTCTGATGGAAAGTGAGATTAGTAATCCCTTCGATGGGACGAACACAGTGCACCATCATCAAAGGGAGTCATATCCTGTCGCCCGTCTGTGCATGGATGGACGATAAACACATCACACCGAGGCTCGCCATCCCGACTTGGATGCTGCGGCTGCCGGGGGCAAGACGACCGGTGTTAGGAGTGATGGCTGGTCTGGAGCTTGCCCTATACCCAGACCAGAGGAAGCAACAACAGCAAAGAAGCGAGTTTATGACCTATCAAGAGATGTGCAGCTTTGAAACGCTGTACGCAGCTTACTTGGAGGCCAGAAAGCGGAAACGGTCAAAGCCCGGAACGGCTCAGTACGAGCAAAATGTTCTGGCCTGCACCGAGAAGCTGTCAACGATCCTGCACACCAAGACCTACGTTCCGAGCAGGTTTGAGGTGTTTTATGTCTATGAGCCGAAGAAGCGGCTTGTCCAAGCGCCCGCGTTTGTGGACAAAGTCGTCCTCCACGCGGTCGTGGACAACATCCTGTATGAAGCCATCACGAAGAGCTTCATTCGGGACAATTTCGCCAGTCAGACCGGCAAAGGCACCAACGATGGTTTGATGCGGCTGAAGCAGCACATGGTCGATTACTACCGGCGAGAGAAGCGCGGAACCGATGGGTGGATTCTCAAAGGAGACGTGCATCACTTCTTCGCCAGCATCGACCACGACAAGCTGAAACGCAAGCTGAAGGCGCTGCTCGATAAGCGTGGCGTAGACCCGCAGATCTATGACCTGCTGTGCGTCTACATCAATACGACCGACGGGCTGCCCCTCGGCTACCAGACCAGCCAGCTACTCGCTCTGATGTTTCTGGACGAGTTCGACCACCTGATGAAAGAGAAATACCGCCTGAAGTATTACGGGCGATACATGGATGACTTCTACGTCGTCCTCTCAGACAAACAGCGGTTGAAGGAGATCCTGAAGGACATTCGGGCGCTGATGGACGGCTGGGGCTTGGAGCTGAACCAGAAGACTGGCATCTTTCCGCTGAGGAACGGCATCGACTTCCTCGGCTTCCATTCGTACATTACCGAAAGCGGTGGCATCATCCAGAAACTTCGACGGGACAGCATCCAGCGAATCCGTGCGAAGGTGAAGTTCTGGGAGGAAGCCTACAAGCGCGGCGAGGTTACGAAGGACGCTATCCTCCAGAGTTTCGGAGCGTGGGACGCACACGCGGCATACGGCGATACGCACGAGCTGCGGGCGAAATACGCAAAGAAGGTGGAGGCTATCATCGGTGAGCCGGTGGAGATCCACCGGAAACTCAACGGAAACCGTGCGGTACGCGATAAGCGAAGGCTTCGCCAATGCCGCAACCTCTACAAAAAACAGCATCAGAACAGGGAGACGGAGAAATCCGGCTCCTTTTCTTATGCCCAACGCCCCACGGACGTTCCTCCGTGGGCTGACTCTTAACTCTTATCAAGGAGGAAAAACGAAATGGCAAATGTGCTTTTGAGCACCAAGGCCGTCGGCAGCACCGTCAAGCTGAAAGTCAACGGTACGGCAAAAGAGTTCATCGTCGTCCATCAGGGCAAGCCGAGTTCTCTGTACGATAACTCCTGTGACGGCACTTGGCTGTTGATGAAGGACATCTACGAGAACAGACAGTGGCACAGCTCGAATGTGAACAATCTGGAGAACAGTACCATCCACAGCTATCTGAATGGAACGTTCCTCAACCTGTTTGAGAGCAACATCAGGGACGCAATCAAGCAGGTAAAGCTCCCGTATCGCAAGAACGGTGGCTCTGGCGGCACCGACCAGAGCGGCGCGAACGGCCTGTCCGCGAAGATCTTCCTGCTGTCGGGTTACGAAGTAGGCTGGACGACCAGCGACTACAGCTACTTCCCGGTGGATGGCGCGAAGCTGTCCTACTTTGAGTCTGGGACCGGCACGTCCGCCAACAACAAGCGTATTGCGAACCTGAACGGCTCGGCCGCCTTCTGGTGGCTCCGCTCCCCGATCACCAACCTCACCGGCAGCGTGTGGCGCGTCTACTCCGATGGCGGCTGCAACGGCTACTACGCATCCCACTCGTACGGCATCCGCCCCGCTTTGATTCTTCCCTCTACACTCTTGGTCTCTGATGACGGCACCGTATCTACGAATACACCCCCGACTATCACCAGTACCAGCGGTGCGAGTGGCGTGAACCTCGGCAGCAAGACGGCGGCGTTCAGCTTCAAGTACACGCCCAACGATGCCGACGGCGACAAGCTGACGGTCACGGAAAAGCTGGACGGTGTCGTGAAGAAGACGCGCACGAATGTCACCAGCGGTACGCAGCTCACCTTCGAGTGCGCCAGCACCGCGGCGGAGTTCCAGAAGATTCTCAACGGAACGCACACCATCACCATCGAAGTGAGCGATGGAAAGGCGAGTGCGACCTTCACGGCCACCTTCACGAAAGCCGTCCACAAGGCGACCATCACGCTGAAGACGCCGCTGGCGGTGTCCGGCGACATCACGGCGGCGGTCATGTCGGTCGTGGGGCAGATCCCGGCCGGCGCGGTCTACAAGGTCGAGGCAACCAACAATGCGAAGGACACCAGCCCTGCGTGGCAGGATGTCACGGCGGAGGTCAAGAGCGGCGCCAACATCGTGTTCAAGAATAAGACCGCGGTAAACGGCGCGGCGTTCAACTTCCGCATCACTGTGGAGCGCGGCACGTCCGCCGGCGGATATATCTCCGGCGTGAGCGGCGCGTTCCAGTAAGGAGGGAAAGTCATGGGACTCGTATGGAGAAAGGATGACCTGCTGACGCTGTCCGAGAAGCAGCTCAGCATGGCGAACGAAACCTGCCAGCAGAAGATCTACGCCGGCATCGACGTGGAGCTGAGCGGCGGGACCGAGCATTTCTCACTGGAGACGCACGATCAGGCGAATATCGAATCCATGTTCACCGCAGTTACTCTCGGTGCGAAGGAGCAGCAGTACCATTGCGACGGTGGGGAGGTCAAGACCTACTCTGCCGCCGATGTCGTTGTGCTGTACGCAGCCTACAAGAACTACGTCACGAAGCACACGACCTACTGCAACCTCCTGAAGAAGTGGATTAAGCGCGAGACGGACAATGCCGTCATTGGTGCCATCCAGTATGGTGACAACCTGCCGGAAGACCTGACCGCGCAGATGAAGACGATCCTCGACGCCGCGACGGCGCAGCTCACCAGCATCACCACCGCGGTCAGCGACGGTGCGTTTGCGGATAAGATCTCGTCTCTGGAGAACCAGATGACCGAAACTCAGATGGCATTGTGCGATGTCTACGAGCAGGTCATCGCAGCGACTTCGGCTACGGAGGGATAAAGCTATGGCAAGAATTTACGCGACCCTGATTCGCAAGGGCGAGAAGACCATTGAAGATGTTCCGGAGAGGCTCCGGGCAGCCGTGGAGGCTCTGCTCGCAGAGGACGCCGTATGAGCGCCCTCCGCGAGTTTTGTCTTAAATATCTGCTGAGAAAGGAGGAAGACGAAATGGCTGTTGTGTACGCTACCCTGATTATCAAGGGCAAGAAGACCATCGACCAGGTGCCCGCTCGTCTGCGTAAGCAGGTCGAGGAGATCCTGGAAGCCTGTGAGGTGGAGATCTGACCTCCCAGCGGCGGGAGCCGGTCGTTCTGACCGGCTCCCGTTTTACATGAACGCAATCTGGATGCCTCTCGCCATGCAGTTACCCGGTTCACCGGCGAAGAGCGAGTCCAAACCAAGAAACTGTTGAGAGAGGTACGAGAGTATGAATATCGGAGAAATCTTGATCGCCGTGCTGATGGCAGTCGCCGGCGGCGCGGCAGGAGCGGCCGTTATCAACGGCATCAATGAACGGTGGAAGTTCAAAGCTGGCCGAAAGGCGGCGAAGGAAGACCGCGAGGAGGAGAAAGCGGATAAGACCGCTGAACTGACAAAGACGATCGCCGGTTTGCAGGAGGACATCAAGCGCCTTCGTAGCAGCGATGCCGCTCAGTCCGAGGCACTGAAGCAGATTCTGCTCGACAGGGTACTTTATCTCGGGCAGGGATACATCGCCAAGGGAGAAATTTCCTACGACGACAGACGCCGCTTTCACGCTATGCACGACTGCTACCACAAGGGACTCGGCGGGAACGGAGATGCAGACATCATCGTTGAGGGTGTCGATGCTCTGCCGCTGAAAAAGTAAGGAGGCGGGCGTATGAGCGTCCTGAATATCGTCCTGTTCTGCGCCGCCGGCTTCCTGCTTGGCATCGTCATTTCGTGGTTGGCGAGCAACATCGTGTCGCGTATCCGCAACCGCACGGCACGGCGCCGCGTTGAACCGCAGATGAACGTGAAGAAGAAGGGCATCAAAACGATGGACTTGATTCTGGTCATCATCGGCGTATCACTTGTCTGGTTCACGCACCGTATGCTCACGCTGTATGAAACGACCGGCGGCATCCCTGACACGCTCTGCCAGTGCGTCTTTGCCCTGCTCGGCGGCGAGTGCGGCGTTATGGGCTGGATCAAGACCACCAAGGATAAACAGCAGGATCGGAAATGGGCGGAGGAAGACCGGCAGAGAATGGAGCGCGAGGCACAGCAGCCCGCGCAGGACTTCGAGCCGTCGTTCACCGCTGAACAGAAGAACCGCGACCAGTAAAGGAGACATGAAATGTCGCTGATTGGAAGCACAAATGAAGAGAAGATCTGGAACTACCTGAAAGCCAAGGGACTACCCGATTGCGGGATTGCCGGTCTGATGGGGAACTTGTATGCGGAAAGCTGCCTGGTTCCCACCAACCTGCAAAACAGCTACGAGAAGGCCCTCAGCTTCACCGACGCCGCCTACACGGCTGCGGTGGACAACGGGACGTACCAGAACTTCGTGAAAGATAGCGCCGGCTACGGTCTGGCGCAGTGGACATATTGGAGTCGGAAGAAGAACCTGCTCGACTTTGCCAAGAAGAAGGGTAAGAGCATCGGCGACTTGGAGATGCAGCTCGATTTCCTCTGGAACGAGCTGCAAGGCTACACGGTCGTCATCTCGACACTGAAAACGGCGAAGACCGTGCGGGCTGCATCCGATAGCGTCCTGCTGAACTTCGAGCGACCGGCAGACCAAAGCGATGCGGCGAAGGCCCGCCGCGCTGGGTTTGGCAAGAAGTTCTACGACAAGTATGCCACCGACCCCACGGCCCAGAAAGGAGTGTCTGGAGTGAGCAAATGCTACGCTTCCGCCGTGGTCGCCGTCGCAATCGGCGAACTCGGCTACGTCGAAAAGGCGTCCAACAGTCAGCTCGACAGTAAGACCGCCAACCCCGGTAGCGCGAACTGGACGAAATACGCCAGAGACTTCGACGAAAAGTACCCGAAGTGGTACAACGGCAAGAAGAACGGCTACGAATGGTGCGATATGTTCGTGGACTGGTGCTTTGTGACCGCGTTCGGTTATGAGAACGCCCTGCGGCTACTTTGCCAGCCTGAGCGCTCCTGCGGCGCTGGCTGCACTTGGTCTGCGAAGTATTACAAGCAGAAAGGGCGGTTCTTCACGTCCAACCCGCAGGTGGGCGATCAGATTTTCTTCGGAACGTCGATTGACAACTGCACCCACACTGGCCTTGTGGAGAAAGTGGATGCCTCGAAGGTCTATACCATCGAGGGCAATACCAGCAACAAGTGTGCGCGTCGCAGCTATGCGCTGAACAGCGCGAAGATCGTCGGCTACGGTCGCCCGAAGTACGACGGCGCGGGAACGACCACCGCCGTTGCTCCGGCGCAGCCCAGCACTGGCGGCCAGACGAGCGGCGCCGACTACAAGATCGGCGACATCGTCCAATTCAAGGGGAAGACCCACTACGTCAGCAGTCAGGCAATGAACGGAGTGCCCTGCAAACCCGGCAAAGCCAAGGTGACGAGCATCGCAAAGGGCGCGAAGCACCCGTACCACCTCGTCAATCAGGGCGGTGGCTGCACCGTCTACGGCTGGGTCAATGCCGCTGACATCGGCGCCGACTCTGGCGCAGAGCAGGCGGTCTATACGGTGGTCGCCGGTGACTCTCTCTGGGGTATTGCCCAGAAGCGTCTCGGCAACGGCAACCGCTACAAGGAAATCATGACGCTGAACGGCTTGAGTTCGACCGTGATCCGTCCCGGCCAAAAGCTCAAGCTGCCGTCGTGAGCACCCTGAGATGCGCGGTCTGCGGAAAAGAGATCGTAGAGGTCAAGCCGTGCATCTACAACCAGAAATACGGTCCCACCTGTGAAGAGTGCTGCGAGAAATGCCACGACACGGAGCCTTTTCCGTGTCCAGAGTATGACCAGCGGCACCCGAAGCAGGAACAATATTAAGCGGCCATGAGCCGCAAGTCAGGAGGAAAATGCAATGGATTTTCTCAGCGTACTCGAAATCATTGTGGTCGTGATCTGCGCGATCACCTACGGCTTCATGCTTTTCTTCAAGGTCAGAGGCAACGTCCTCGGTGCGGTGAGCGAACTCATTGCACTGGCCGAGGCGTCCGGTCTGACCGGCTCGGAGAAGATGTCTCAGGTCGTCAACGGCCTGTACGCCAAGATCCCGGCCCCTCTGAAGAAAATCTTCACCCCCGAGCGCCTTCAGAGCATCGCCCAGACGATTTTCGACTGGATGCGGAAGTATGCCGACGAATACAAGGCGAACAGCGAAGCAGGCGTGGTCAAGACGCCCGAAGAGGTGAAGACTGATGTGGCGGTAGCCGCCGCTGACCTCGCAATCGAGCTGCTCAAGCTGACCGTTCCCGAGCTGAAAAAGAAGGCGGAGGAATACGGCATTGAGCTGGACGGCCTGACCCGCAAGGACGAGATCCTGCGAGCCATCATGGAGGCTGTCCTGAAGAAAGCGTAAACGGGCTTCGACCTCCGGCCCGATACGCCCGCCATGCAGAGGGCTTGCGCCCCCTCGCTGGCCCTGACAACTGCATAGCGGATAGATTGAACACCCCCATTTCGGCTTTGGCCGGGATGGGGGTGTTTTTGCGTTTTCGGGAGGTTTCTCTCCGCAACGGCCCCAGCATACCGCCAAATTCGCCTGCAAGACCGCTACGATGCGATACGCCTTTTCCTATATACTTTCACCCCTGCCACCAAAACGCCGCCAGAGGCCGTCTACGGGCCGTACAGAAAGGTTCTGGATTTGCGTCAAAAGGATAAACGGAAGTAATGATATTAGGTAAAAATATTTGTGAAAATATGCAAAAACCTATTGACTTAGGTAGGTAATAAAGTATAATTAACACATAAGATAACCACATGGATAATTCAAAGAAGCCAGACGGCAAATCAGGAGGCAAATATGAAGCTGAACCAGACCTATCCTCTCATGGATCTGCTGGACGCTCTGACCGCTGCAAGCGACAACACCAGAGAGCTTGCAAAGCAGCTCAAGGCTGAGGGGCGCCACATGACAGTGTTCACCGTGTATGAAGCCGAGAATATGCTGAGCGTTTCTCCCCATGCCCGCGTGACCCTGACCCGCAAAGAGAGCGATGACCGCTGGGCCGGCTACATGGAAACGTCGGCATACAGAGACGGCGAGCGAGTTCCCGTGGCTGTCAACCGTAAAGAGTATGTGCTGACCGCCAACGATGATTTCAGCCGGTTTGAAATTCAGATGTGAGGCAGGAGGCAAGAACATGAACGTGCAGTACAAGGGACGCCAGACAGTGAACTCCTTCGGCGACAAGCTGGTGAGACCGCTTGAACCGGCGGCAATTATCTCTTTCACCGAAGAAGAGGAAGACAAGGTGGTAGCAATTCTGGAGGAGACGGGCTACGACTTCGACATCTTTGGAGAACCGGGGTTCCTCTGGGCGGAAGTGGCCGTGGATGGCAAGGAAGACTACAAAGACTTCATGAAGGAATGGAAAGCGGGCAAGGAGGCGTACAACCTGTGAAAAGCAATCCGGTCAAGGTCAGCGGCAAGCTGTTCCGATACGATTTCGACCATTCGGTGGTCGAGTACATCATCAAGGCTGATGCGGAAACCATCGACGCGGAGATTGAGTGGGAGCAAAAGCACGGCTCTCAACTGTACGGTGTGGGAGCAGACGGCTGCATTGTTCTCGCATCCGCCGGGTTGAGAAAAGAAAATTGGATGAACACGGCCGCTCGAAAAGAGTACCTGAGCGAGTGGGCGGACGAGCTGAGCGAGGAAGAGAACTGTTTGGCGGAGGACTTTGTGAAGAACGAGCTTCCGTATCTGAAGGAGGAAACGAGATGACGGAACTGTGGATTGTATGTCGCAGAAACGACAGACTGGACCCAAGAACCGCTGAGCCGATTTTCGTTGCAGAGATAGGCGACGGAGGATTTGACGCCATGAACCGCTACCTCGTGAAAGCCAATGAAATTGCCTTCAAGTACAGTAGCTACGAGAAGTGGTTTAAGAACCGTTGCACTCTGGACGCATTGCCCAGAAGACTGTTCTTAAAATGAAGGAGGCAACGAAATGACACCCGATCTGATTGGAGAAGCGGTCGTAGACCTGATGGTTTTGGCCGTGTTCCTCGGCATCCTTGGCATCGGCGCTCTGATCGCCGACTACGTTTTCCCGCACATCCCGTTCATTCAGCGATACCTTGACCGCCTGCCTGATTACGAGGACGACGAAGAGGTGGAGCGTCAGTACAGAGAAGAACAGCGTCAGAGACGGCTTGCCCGTCAGCGGCGCAGAGCAAGCAGACGGTAAGGAGGTTTTGAAATGAGCGACCTGAAGAAGTCCATCGACCGCAAGGTTGAGGCACTGAGCCAAAAGATCGGGGAGACGGGGTGCTGGCAGGCTCGGAAGGTAATCGAATTGCGGCATTACATCGCCAACTCCGATGTGGACGACATCATCAAGTTCGTCCCCGCCATGATCGAGGAGCTGGCAGATGCCCAGCGCAGGCTTGTAGCGATGCACGACCAGATCCGTTTGCTGGTCTGGCTCGGTAAGGAGGAGAACTGATGGAAAAGAAGAACGTGAACTGCCCATTCTGCGGCTACGAGAAGCAGATCGGCGCAGACTGCCCGAAGTGCGGGCGCGGCGGCGTGATTTTGAAGGTCGAAGATGTGGCCGCTGGTTGCCGCTACCACAAGCCGTTGTCTGAGCACGACAGCTTCGACAGCGCGTATGAAGCCGCCTGCAAGCTGTTCGATGACGGCACATGGGATGACTTCCTGATTGACGACGGCGGCCATCTGACGTCGCTTCCGGGCTATCGGCTGGTGAAAGAGACCTGCCCGAAGTGCGGCAAGGAGGCGCGCCCGTTCGAGATGTACGGCACCCGTGACTACTACGGCATCCCGTTCCGCCGTGTCTGTGCGAAGTGCTACGAGCGCATCATGACGACCACCGGCTACGACGGAGTCAAGTACGACGAGCGAGATGAAAACCTCGACGCCGACTATTGAGGAGGAGCCATGAACAAAGCAACGCGGGCGGCCATTGAGAAAATCGTCAACGCCCTTGAAACCCTCGGCGACGAGGTGGAGAGCCTGCACGACGACGAGCAGGAGAAGTTCGACAATGCTCCTGAGGGGCTGGAAGGCAGCGAACGCTATGCGGCCATTGAAGCCGCGGCCGACAATCTGGACACGGCGCACGACAACATCACGGAAGCAATCGAGGCCCTGAGGGCCGCGATGGAATAGGAGGATCTGATATGTACCTGAAAAGAGATGGAACACGGGTTGAGCACCTGCCCGTCCTCGACGATTACGCCAAGGATGACCCGAACATGGGCGTGGAGACGGCCTACTTCGTGGAACTCTTCGACGAGAACCACCATCTGCTCGGCCGCCTCGAAAACGTGAACACCTACCCGAACGAGAGCCAGCGGCGGTTCTACCTGCTGAAGCACCCGGAGGCGACGTTCATCAGCGTCAAGCGTGTGTACCGGAGGGCGTTCTGATGAAAAGATGCAGACTTTGCCCGTACCGCAAGCACTGCAGAGATGTCTGCTACGGCGATGCTCCCTGTGACTTCGCCCGAGCGTTTGACTCGCTCGACCGCAAGCTGAAATGGTGGCAGGCGAAGGCCAAGGCCGCAGAAGCAGCGGCAAAGACGACACCGGAGCAACGGATTTTCGGGGACTACGTTTTCTCCCCGGTCAGAAATGCGTTCAACAGCAAGACAAGTTGGTGGATCAGTAAGAAGGGTTACGCGGTGGCGCGGTACTGCTTCACAGCAAACACGGATGCGGAGGTGGAGCGCCAGCTTCAGAGCGCGGACAGTTACATCGAAATGTTTGAGGAGGGTTTGAAATGAAATTGACCTGTGCGGACTGCGGGTTCGAGTTTGAAGAGGCCATCGTGCGTGACGGCCTCGGCTGGAAAGGGATTTGCCCGAAGTGCGGGCAGTCCTTCGATGTGGCTATCCCGAGGGGGCTGGTCGTGATGATGTTCGCGGATGACAGCAACCCCGAGAAGGATGCGGAAAACTTCGTGGACGACTTCAAAGATGCGGCCACGATCCGCACCTGCTACGTCTTCAACAGCGTGGCCGACTTTGCAGCGGCGTGGCGCAAGATGGTGGGGAACCCCGACGGAATGTGGTACTTCGTGCTCTACAAGGGCAAGCAGATTATGTCCGGTGCCTGCGATGATGGCGACGAGGACTACTTCAAGGAAGAAATGGAAGGGTGGCCCGAGGGATGAAAAGGTTCGATTTTGCAATCGCCCCGAAAGAACTGGCAGAGGCGATGATGGCGGATCTGGGCAACGGCCCAACCACGGTCAACGGCGACCGCTCTTCGACCTACTTCCTCGTGGCAAAGGCCGAGAAAGAACAGAACGGAGAGATAACGGCGGCGCTGATTGAGAACAAGGCCGGTTTGGAGCCTGACGAACAGTTCTACGGCGTCCATCTGATCGACGACATCAGCATGAGCGATTGCAGGCTGGTTTCGACGGACAGCCTTGAGGCAGATGGACTCGTTGAAACCCTTGAGGGAGTATATGCAGGGCTGAAAAAGCGCCTGAGTGATGGAGGAGCAAGTGATGATTTTGAAAGAAAATGAGGTTCTGCGCTGCCCACGTTGCGGCGGAAAGACCTTTTGCGCGACGGCGCACGTCACGCAGGACTGGGAACTGGATGACAGCGGCACGTTCGTTCGGTGCCTGAATGACTGCATCGAGGTCACGCACGAACCGGACAGGGAAGACGTCTGGGACTGCAAGACCTGTGGTTACAGCGACGCCGGCGAGAAGTTCGTGACCACGGTGGGCGAAGACAGCGAGATCCGCCTTTGCGAGTGCGTCTATGACCTCTCTGCGCTGGCGGCGCAGATGCTCGGCTCGAACGGCGCAGAAATCGACAGCCGCGACCTGTTCCACCACATTCTGAATTGGAGTCGTGAGTTCGAGGAAGGCGGTTTCGAGCACGAGGACTACATGACAGCCGTGATTGAGTTCGGCAAGCTGAAAATCGCTGAGTACAAAGAGGGATTGGCGCAGAGCCTTGAAGCCGAAGAGGCGGAAGAACCTGAGAAGCCAACTCCGACGGATGCCGAATTGACCTTTGCGCTGGTGTCTGCGGCTCCCGAAGACTGCGAAGAGATTTACCAGCAGTTCGAGGCAATCGGCATCAGCCGTGAGGCGGCCGATACGATGGCCGCTGAGTTCCGCCGCGGGGAAAGCGTGGAGGGGCAAACGTGAAGATTTTGTCCTTCGGTGCGGGAATGCAATCGACGGCCTTGGCCCTGATGTCCTGTGAGAATGTGGACGCCGAGCGCAAAGGCCACGAACGCCCGTACCCGCTGGTTCCGGTTTACGATCTGGTCGTCTTCTGCGCCCTCGGCTTCGAGCCGCCGTGGGTCATGCAACAGGCCGAGTTCGTACACCGAGCCTGTGACACCGCCGGCATTCGATATGAGATGCTGGACGCACCGCTGCATCGGGATCTGATGCAGAACTTCGGGAGACGCCGCACGGTCAGCATCCCATGGTGGACGCTGCGGGATGACGGTCACAAGTCAAGGATGCCGCGAAACTGCACCCTCGACTACAAGGTGGAGCGCATCTCAAAGTTCGTCCGCTGGGAAGTGCTCGGCTACAAGAAAGGCCAGCGGCTCCGCGACGAGGACAAGAAGGCCCACGAGATGCACATGGGGTTCAGCTTCGAGGAAAAACAGCGGTGCAAGGACAGCCCGAACCCGATGTTTGTGAACCGTTTCCCGTTGGTGGACATGGAGCTGACGAGGGCTGACAACTACGCCTACATACTGGATGTCTGGGGACTGGACACCAAGGCGTCCGCCTGCTGCTTTTGCCCGTTCCACCGAAACTATTTCTTCGAGAACCTCAAGGAACACCAGCCGCAGACTTACGCGAAGCTGCTGGAGGTAGACGAGCTGCTGAGGGATAAGAACCCGAAGCCGCCGATGGACTCCGACCTGTTCATCTCCCGCAGCCGAAAGCGGCTTGCGGATCTGACTCCCGAAGACTGCTGCGATGCCGAATGCTTCGAGTATCACGGCAAGCAAATATGGAACGGATTTTAGGAGGTAACATGAAAATGAAGAGAAAGTACAAACAGGGAGACCGCGTTGACAGCGTGGCTGAACTTCTGGAGCATGACTGGTTCATCGTCCATTGTGGCCATCGCACACCGAAGACGATGCACAAGGCTGTGCTGTGGGAATGGAAGTTGAGGACCTGCCAGCAGGCTATCGACAGCGGGCGCGTTTTCATAGCGGTGAAGCTCACCAATGGCGAGTATTACGGGGACATGACCGATGACCAGATCGTCGATATGCTCGAAACGGATCTGTGCGAATACTGCGAGGGCAGAAAGGGCGTTGTCGGTCAGTGCGACGGCAAGTTCTGCGATGAAGCAATCGAAGCATGGAAGGGGGCGTATGTGAAGTGAAGTTCTTTCAGGTGTTTACGATGATCGTGATGGTGCTGGCAACCGTCGGCGTCATCGGCGAGAGCGGCAGAGGTAAGCACGTCTATATCGCGCTGTTCGCGGCTGCGGGCGTTCTGCATCTGGCATCTTGGGTGCTGAGCATGATGTATTTTTGAGGAGGATATGAGTATGAAAGACAAGTTTATCAAGGCGTACACAGAGAATATCACGAGACCGGGCGCTGACAAGCTGCTGGCGTGGATCGAGTCCTCGGACTTCTTTACGGCACCGGCCAGCACCCGTTTCCACCTGTCCAGCCCTGGCGGGTTGCTTGAGCACAGCCTTCATGTGTTTGAGCGCATGAAGGCGATTTGCGCCAACGAAGCAACCATCACTCCGGGCTTCAACGAGCCGTCGATGGAGACGATTGCGGTTTGCGGTCTGCTTCACGACATCTGCAAAGCGAACTTCTATGCGGTCGAGATGCGCAACCGCAAGAACGATCAGGGCAGGTGGGAACAGTACCCGTTCTATGTGGTCGATGACAAGCTGCCTTACGGGCACGGTGAGAAGAGCGTCTACATCATCTCTGGGTTTATGCGCCTGAGCCGCGAGGAGGCTATGGCAATCCGTTGGCACATGGGGTTCTCGGATAACGACTTCCAAGGCGGCGGGTACAGCGTTGGCAACGCCTTTGACAAGTTCCCGCTGGCCGTCTTGCTGCACATCGCCGATCTGCAGGCGACCTATCTGGACGAAACCGGAGACAAGGCATGAGCGCGAAGCGGTGTAAAAGCCAAACGCCTGACAGCGCGGAATGGGTAGAAATCCCCGGCTATCGCTTCCGATACCAAATCAACCGCGAGGCGGTCGTCCGAAAGGAACTGGAGAGTGGCGAGTGGTACGTCCTGAAGCCGTACATCAGCGGACGAACCCGCGCCTGCGTGAAGATGCGGACAGCGGACAACCGAAAAGTAGATGTGCCTGTTGTGTGGCTCATGGCCGACGCCTTCATGGGAGGTCGCAGGCCGGGGTACAACATCATCCATCGAAACGGCGCAAAGATGGATTGCGAGCTGGTGAACCTATCGTTCGCCAGCAAGCAGGTCAGCGGCAAAATCTCCAGCGCAAACCGGCGCAAGGCCGTGATGAAGGTCGATCAGGACGGTCAAGTGGTCGCCATTTACTCTTCTGGACGAGAGGCAGCCAAGAAGAACTACATCAGTCAAAACGCCATCTGGGCCAGATGTACGTGTAAAGTGAAAGACCCGTACAGGCTCGATGGCTACGATTACAGATACGAAACATCAAGGAGGGCTTAACATGAAAGTCAAAATCAACACGCACGGGAACCCGCTGCCCGAGTCACATGGCGAGTGGGTTGACCTTTACACCGCCGAGGACATCGTTCTGGAGCCGTTGGACTTCAAAATTATTTCGCTCGGCATTGCGATGGAACTTCCTGCCGGCTACTATGCACAGGTCGTTCCCAGAAGCTCGACCTGCAAGAACTTCGGCGTCATCATGGCGAACAGCGTGGGCATCATCGAGCATAGCTACTGCGGAAATGATGACATCTGGGGCTTCCCGGCGGTTGCCATCCGTCATACGGAAATCCCGAAGGGGACGCGCATCTGCCAGTTCCGCCTCGTGAAGCAGGACGAGCCTGTTGAGTTCGAGCAGGTCGAGGATCTCGGCAACCCGAACCGCGGCGGCTGGGGCAGCACCGGCACCGGCAAGGAGGCGCAGTAATGGCTTGGGAGATGAAGTATCAGCCGAATGTGGTGCTGGATTTTGACGGCGTCATCCATTCCTATGTGAGCGGCTGGCAGGGCGTAGACGTTGTACCCGACCCGCCCGTGCCGCTCATTGACGAAGAAATCAAGCGGATCAGAGCCGCGGGGTACAGAGTGGTGGTCGTGTCCACCAGATGCGCCACGCCTGAGGGCATGGGAGCGGTGCGGCGCTACCTTCGGGAGAACGGCATTGAGGTCGATGATGTGGCGGCGGAAAAGCCGCCCGCAAAAGTCTATGTCGATGACCGAGCCTTGCTCTTCGACGGCAATCCGAAGGGCCTGCTGGAAAAGATCCAGCAGTTCCGCCCGTGGCAAGAGGGAGGGCCTCTGCGTGGGAAGCCGCCTGTGCCGAACTGCCGCAAGTGTATCGCCCATGTGTATGAGCGCACGAACGACGGGTGGCGCGAGGATGAATTTGTCGCATGGTTCCACACATGGGGAAGCACGTTCGAGGAGTTCGATAATGGGGCCGTCCCTGTCACGACGGGCATTGTCGAGGACGAGCACGGCAAGGTGTGGAGCACGGCGGCGGAGAACATCCGGTTCATCGACTGAGAGGAGGACTGCAGATGCCGATTAAGAACTACACGACCAAGGTGCCGGCGGTTCAGACCGTCGGCGAGATCCAAGGCATCCTCGCCGCGCACGGAGCACGAAAGGTGATGATGGACTACGCCGAAAACGGCAAAGTCACGGCAGTCACATTCGCGCTGGACTGCTGCGGCTCCCTGCATGGTTTCCGACTGGAAGCACGACCGGACGGCGTTAAGGCAGTGATGGCAAAAGAGCGTACCAAGTGCGACGACGAACAGGCCGAGCGCATCGCGTGGCGCAACCTGAAGGACTGGATCGCCGCGCAGGTCGCCCTCGTGGAGACGGAGCAGGCCACGATGGACGAGCTGTTCTTCCCGAAGCTGATTGACCGAAATGAGAAGACGCTCTATGAGGTGTTCCAGACCGGCCAGCTTATGCTCGGTGATGGAGGTTGATGATGGCGCACGGATGGACGGCCACAAAGGAGGCGTTGCCTCCCGCTGGCGAGAGGGTTCTGATTATCAGCAAATGGGGCCATGTGACCGATGGCTCCCTCGTGGCATACGACCCGAAGGAAGCGCCTCTCTTTTACCTGGGCGGCTTGGAACCGGGCGGTCATGTGAAATGGTGGATGCCAATGCTGGAGGACGGATGGCACACGCTCAAAGAGCAAAAACCACGGGAGGGGCAAGAGGTCTTGACGAAGGACTCGTACGGTCACATCTTTAGCTGCGTGTGGAAAAGGCTTTGCGGCTCTGAACGCCCGACGTTCGTTCCGTTTGTGTGGGTGCCGAGGTTCTGGCGTGAGATGCCGCCGCTACCTGAGGGTGTGCGACTGAAATACTGAGGAGGGCAAGAATGAACACAAACAAGCTGCGCCCGTGCAAAGTGGGCGAAGAGCTCTACCTGTTCCACGGGTTCACGCAAATCTCGCAGATCGTGCCGCCGTCGCTCATGCGTGGCGGGCATGGCGGCGGCGTTGTTGCCGGCGCCTATGCCATACTGGAACGACGGGATGGCACGGTTGGGCTGGCGGAGGCCCAGCGAGTGCAATTCCTCGACACGGCAAAGGAGTTTGCCAAATACGAAGAGGAGGAGACAAAAGATGTTTGACTACACGAGAGAACACGAGAACGACTTTAGCTTCTGGTATCCGAAAATTAAGGACTGCGGCATCCCGACACCGCTGACATTCTACACGAAACTGCCGAGTGCGGAGGAGGAACCAGAGTATGTGAAGCGGCTGTACGAGGCGTTTTACATGGAGCACCCGAAGGAGGACGAAGAGGTTGTCAAGGCGTATCTGGAGGAGCGCGTCATCCCGAAGCTGAAAGAGATGGGGTTGACCGGCCATGTGTTCGTCAAGAATGGCCGCTTCAGCAACAAGTTCAATGCGAATGGGACGTGCAACCTGTACGGCCTGCATGAGCTGTACCGGGCGATCATCCTAATCAACTACGAGGCGATATGCTGCGGAGCAGAGGGCGCAGACGAAATTGTGGTGCGAAAGTTCATAGAAAGCCCTGTGGGGATGACGCCTTGCATCTACAACGGCCTACCCTTACGGCCCGAGTTCCGCGTGTTCTACGACTTCGACACCAGAGAGCCGATTTTCACCGCGAACTATTGGGACTACGACTACGTTTACCCGCACCTGTACCATGCCACCGACAAGATCGTTTTTGAGCATGAGCGAGAGAGATTGGAAGGCGTGTACGCGCACTTCAAGGACGCCGTTCAGGATAAGGTCGCTGATGCAATGCGGGACGTGCAAGGACTGACAGGGCAATGGTCGGTCGATGTCCTGATGGATGAACGTGAAAAGTTCTGGCTGATCGACATGGCGATTGCGCAGCGTTCTGCGTATTGGGAGCAACGACCGGAGGGGTATGCGGAATGAAGTATCAGCCGGTTTACAAATGCCCGCTGTGCGGTCGGCTGTTGTCCAGATCACAGCCTCAGGAGGTGCCGACGGAAATGCTCCCGGCACTGCTCGGCAAGGTGATCCAGCATCAACAGCTCGCAGCGAACCCGTTCACGCGAAATAACGTGCCGATGCACATTCCGCGCAAATGCCCGGACGGAAGCGCAGGTCTGGCACAGTTTGCTGGCTTCAGGTGCGTCAAATGAGGGTGCAAGGGTTCCTGATTTATCGGATCTGGTACGGGAACTGCCTCGTGTACGTTGGCCGCACCAAGCAGCCATTGCAGAGCAGAATCCGCGGCCACCTGTTCAATAAGCCGATGCACCGCACCGTCAACATAGAGCAGGTGACGAAGATCGAGTATACGGAGTTGGGGAGCGAAGCGGATATGAACCTGTACGAGATCTACTACATTCTGCGGCTCCATCCGCCGCTGAACGTGGACGACAAGGCGAGGGATGACCTGAGCGTGACGCTGCCTGAGTTGGAATGGAAGGAGTTCACGACGCCGCTCTGGGAAGGGTGGCGGCAGGAGATTGCGAAGCAGGACTCCCGCATTGACCACCTGCGGAAACGCTATGCGGAGATCCCGCAGGAGATCTCGATACTCCGCGGCCTGCGGAAGACGGGCGAAATCACGGAATACGAGTTCGAGGAACGGCTCTCTGCACTCAAAGAAGAGTCGGTCGAGGTTTCCGAGGAGCTGTGGCATCGGTAAAGACCAGCGTAGGTCGATTTACGTTGCCGCCGGCATACAATCCATCATTCTGCGACGTTCCAGCGGCTCCAGAGGGCAGTAAAATAGCGGCTATGCTCCATTTCGGGGCGTAGCCGCTTTTCTTATTCTTCAGGGATGGCCTGAACGATTTGAGTGATGGCGTTCTGGAAATGCGAGAGGTTTGATGGCTCTGCAAGTAATCGCAGGTCGATATACTGGAACTGGCTGGAGCCGAAGATGAATTGCTCGGCGTCGGCTGGGGAAGCGTCGGGGAACGTCAGGAGCATGGAGCGTAGCGCACCTTCCTCGAACGTGCCGCAGGTCTGGTCTACCAACGACGGTAAAGATACCTCAACGGCTGTCCTGAGACCCGTATGGCCCTTTTCCCACGAGGTCACACTAAATACCTTGCGGCCGTTCCGAAGCGCCCTGCACACGCCAAACTTCGTCCCGCGGCCATAACTGATCTGCAGACCGGCGCTGGAGGCGAACGATGTGAGAGCGGCGACAACCGGAACGATGGCTGAGTTTTCGCGCTGGTTGAGCTGCTCGGCCATGCTGTCGGCGTCCCAGATAGTGGAGTATCTGGCAGCCTGCTTGACAGGCGAATTGCCACCGCCGACAATCGTGGAGGAGATCAGCTCGGCACCGTCCTCGGAAACGTACCGCTTAATCTCGACGCCGCAGACCTCGATAGCGTCCATGCTGCGGTCGAGGAAGTCGATCATGGAGGCCAAGGAGTCAGGGATAGAGTCTGCCGCGAAAATCAGCCGCATCCGCTCGGCCTTCAGATTGCCGTCGAGAGCGGCCCATAGATCATCTGGAACATCCAGAAGCGACGCGGACGACCTGAGTTCGCTGGCGCTCCACGCCCGCATACGGGAGGCGTAGTCGAGCATCTGGCCTACGACCTCGCGGCGGATTCTGGTGTCGGTGCTCCGCTTCACCTCGACGAGCACGGGAAGACCGTCTTGGTCAATGAAGAGATGGTCAATGGAGAAAAGGGCTGGCCCATCTGGAGCATCGCGCACGGGCTGTTCTCGACGCAACAGGTAAAGGCGCTGGCCCTCATTGGGGGAGCTGAGCAGCAGTTGCGGATTTTCTGCAATAAGCTGCTGAAGATCGGCCTCTGCGGGATATAGAGCCTCGCTGGCCGGGATGACGGTGCCACCGGAAAGGCGGTAGAGTTTAGACCCTGAAAGACCCATGAAAATATCCTCCGTTCATGTGGTATAGTCTACTGGCTCATGGCCTATATTCTAACAGTGGATTTCGTGAGCGTCAACGGGGCTGTAAGCTATGAGAAGAGGTGGTATGAACCGACGGCATACATTATTGGAGGAGCAAAAAGTGGACAAGAAGCTATTTGGAACGAGAATCAACAAAGCCCGAAAAGACCGCGGCCTGACGGCTGAGAAGCTGGCAGAGGCTTGCAACATCAATTCGACGTATCTGCGCCAGATTGAGGGCGGAAAGAAGTTGCCGAGCCTGCCGGTATTCGCCACTTTATGCCGCGAATTACGAGTTTCGCCGAATTATATCCTGCCAGACCTCGTGGAAGGCACGGAGGCCGAAAAAATTCAAAAAATTTTTTCTGAGTCCGATCCGACGCCGTCCCAGATCGAGATGCTTGCGGAGATGGCTGGGGTCATTCTGAAAGAGAGATAGGCAAAGTATATGAGCGTAAAAACGAGTATAGCCCCGCGTCGTCTGACGCAGGGCTTTTTCGCGTTTTTGCTGTTATCCGAACGGTTAAATGTTATTACCGCGCACCTATCTTGCTTTAGGTAGGTAAAATGTTATAATCAAATCACAGGAAACAAAAAAGAACCCTCAGTGCTTGCAACACCAAGGGTTCCGGCGGTTCAGCAGCCACCTGTGACTGCGTTACACACCTCCGAGCAAGGTAAGTGTAACATGGCTGCCGGCCGCTGTCAAGAACGACGAAAGGAGCAATACACTTATGATGACGACCCCCGACAAATTGAGAGCGGACGCGGCAAAGCTGGATGTATTTCTGGAGATGTTCGAGTCCACCTACTTCTACTTCCTCGACATGGCCGAGGGAGAGGCAGAGAAGAGGGACAGAGGCGCCTTGGCCTTCTACGAGATCAAGGACAGAGTTCACGCGCTGATGGGTGAGATGGAAGAGTTCGCCGGCCACATGGAGGTCTGCAACGCCATCTTCGCGGTGAACTTTGCGAACCGTGAAGCGGAGAAAGGCGGTGCGGTATGAGCGAGACCGTCAAGAGCTTCATTGGCAGAGTAGCCGTTGTGGAGCAGGAGGGAAGCGCAGTCCGCGTTCTCCTGAACGAAGGCGAGACGATGTACGCGGCACGGGATCTGCTGGCCGCCTGTGGCTGCGCCTATCCGACCAAGTGGTGCCAGCGCGAAGCAAAGAGCGAGAGCGACGTGAAGCTGGTGAAACTGCCGTTTCCGGTCAACGGGAAGACGGGCGGCGCATCCCGCCGGTCTGTGCCGATGTACTTCGTGACCGAACGCTGTGGGCGGATGATTTTGGACATCTTCGGATGCAGCAAGGAAACGAGGGCATGGATCGAGGGCAAGGTGTTCGCCTGTAAGCTGGGAAAGCCAGACGAGCAGACGCCGACGGAGCTGCCAGCACCGACGCAGGTAGCTGTCCCCGAGAAGCCGACGCCTCCCCCTAAAGCTGGAAGCGACGCCATCAACCGGCGAATCGACGCGATTTTGTTGGAGCTGCTTGAGCTCAAGAAGTACATAGTGACCGCAGAAGCGTGAGTGGGCGGCCTCGGCCCTATGCCGGGGCCGTCTTTTTCTGCCTGTCGAATATAAACGTATGTGAATATGATACAGAAAAATAATTTGTAAAATTAACGAAAACATATTGACATAGGTAGGTATCGCAGTATAATAAAGTTACAAATTAACCAACCGGCTAATTAGAAAGGAACGGAGAACATGAAACGCAAATCTGACATCGTGCGTGAAGCTGTGGCCGCGGGCAACTTCAAAGAGGCCCTTCGGATTGCAAAGGGTTTCCACATCAACATCACGGCGGAGCAGAGAGATACGATGTGCAGAGCTTATGAGTGCATTGTTCATCCTGACTTCTACCGGCAGCTCGGGACGGACATCCCGGCAGCCATCGATGCCGGCGTTGAGATCGTCACTCAGATTTACGGATAAGGAGAACAGCTATGGGGAAGGCGTATTACTTCATCAAGCGTAGCGGCAACTGCAACCAGTGCGGTTCCGAGTATATGCGCTGGGCGTTCAGCACCGAGTACACCAGCAAGACGGCGCTCAAGAAAGCGTACACGACCGGCCACCGGTCGGTCAGGATGGCGGACATCTACACGCCGCAGCAGCTTCTTCAGGAGTTCGGCATCGTCAAGGCCAAGCACATCATCGAAGAGGTTCTGCAGTATCAACCGGAGCTTTGCTCCAGAAAGGAAGCGTAAACATGGAAGACAAGAAGATCGCTGTTGACGGCGTGGAACTGATTCCGGTATGGCGCGTTCTCTATCAGGATGCGTGGATGAAGCGCAGCGGCCGCGGGTTCTGGATTTTGGAGAACATGGCGAAGGGCTGGCAGGAAATGAACTGGGTCGGTCGCCATACGTTCAAGAGCCAGCAGGCCGCAGTCGATGCTCTGAACGCGCTGATCCGCGAACGCAGCAAAGGCGCCCATACCCAGACGCAGATGTGCGGCGGCTTCGGCATCGACATTGTGATCGACGAGGACGCCGCCAACGATATGCGCATCGTTGACTGGAAAATCCAGAAGCAGTACAAGACCCGGTGGGAACTGGTCGATGAAATGGAGGCGTCGGAATGAATAAGACTGCGGTGGAGCTGCTCCGCACGAACGCCAGCTACATCGACGCCTTGAAGGAGGCCATCGACCGCTGGGAGAAGTCCAACGACACAGAAGAGAAACGCGACCTACTCGCCGCCATTGGTGAAATCGGTGTTGACGTACACAACTGCAACCGGCAACTTGGCATCTGGTAGGAGGAAGCGCAGATGAAGATAGCACAGGCGAGGAAGCTGCTTACCGAGGACATCGGGCGGATGACGCTCGAACAGCTTCAGAGGCATCGGGTCAAGCTGACTGATGCTTGGCGAGAGAGCAGAGCTGAGTACGGCATGGGTCAGGCGGCGATGGATGGCTTCTACCGGCAGACTGGGGAAGATGTTACGGAGTACACGCCGACCGATTTGTGGCTCACCCAGAACCTCTCGCACAGGCTCGACGAGACCATCGAGAGAGAGCTGGAGCTACTGAGCAGTCCCAACAGCAAGGCGTAACACCTGCCAAAACCGACGCACAAGACCGAGAACGCGCTCTACGGCGGAAAGCATACACTTTCACCACCGCACGGAAACGTGCCATACAGAGCCTCTCAGGGGCTTCTACGGGCGTTGGTTTCCATGTGGCTAATTTGAAATTACGTCCGCGTCAATGCGGATGTGTAGGAAAGGACAGACGATATGAGTGAAAACACGGTAGCCATTCGGTGCAAATCCGAAATGAACCGCTGGATGGACAGCGTTATGGTCGTTCCGCAGGAACAGGCCGACGACATTGAGCAGAGCATCAAAGAGCGGATGCGTGGCTTCGAGCGCAACGGCTCCTGCTATGGAGACGTGATGCGCGAGATTGCGCAGGCCGCTGGCATCGAAAGCCTCGCCCTCTGCGATTACGACGAAGACACGGACGAACCGACTGACGCTTGGTGCGAATACTGTGCGGGCCTCAGCCAGAAGATGCCCGTCATCGAGATTGACCTCGGTGAGTTGGGGAACGACGTGAACATCGACGATCTGCTCGATAAAGCCGAGGAGCTTGGCTGGTGCGTCCGCGAAAGCGACACCGAATGGGAGTTCATCCAGAACAGCCCCGCCGGTGAAGATTTCTCTTTCGACATCAGCGCGAGCGACGTCCGCAACGCGGACGACATGGTGCACGAGATCCGCTCCTATGCGAATGGCTTCGACGCTGAGGAACACGCCAAGATGTGGATTGAGGCACAGGGACGGGTGTCCGGTGTCCCTGACCTCAAGACGCTTGTGAAGGATGCTGATGACATCAAACTGATGCTGAACAAGCTGGCGTCTGCGATGGAGGATGTGCTGAAAGGGGAGTCTGATGACGAAGATGACCGAGCAGAGCTGTCGCCTCGCCAGATTGAGCGTCTGGACGAAATCGACAACGCTATGTACCGGTTCCTGCTGGTTCTTCTGGAGCGGGACGAGGACGAGTTCGACTGGGATATGTACCACATCGGCGAAGCTGTCGATGCGGTACAGCAGGTGATGCTCGACCACGGGTTCGACATCCACCGCCCCTATGTTGAAGATGACGGCGAGCACCGTACGGTGCATGACTACGAAAGGGCTGGTGGCCGCTAATATGGAAAAGGCGTATGAGTGGCTGCTGAAGGAGTTCAGCATTGACGGCGCTGCGGCTCGCATCATCCGAAACGTTTTGGAGTACGCCGACCACATGGGAGGCGACGAACAGTACGACTTCCTGACCGAGATGTTGGATGGAACGATTGGACTTTCTGATCGAGAGATCCGAAACTTGTGCTGGAACTGAAGGAGGTGTGGAAATGATAGCTCAGGCTACAAGATGCTATGACTGCGGAAGCTACGTTTCGCGGGACATCTACTTTGGCAGGTTCGGGAAGCGCAACAACGTCCCACTTTGGGTTTGCCCCAACTGCGGCGTGGTACATGAGGACTATCGGTGGTTCAAATACGTCAGCCAGCAGGAGGCAAACGCCATCATCGAACACCGCGGGCCTCGTGGCCTGTTCGTGCTGGAGACTGGCGTTGAGTACATCGGCATCGACAATAGCACCGGCGACGCTTGGACGGAAGATTTCCCCGACCTGACCGAGTGCATGATGTGGCTGGCCGGGGAAAAGGAAGCCGCTCAGGCAGCAAAAGCACAGAGAAAATACGAGACAGGCGACGGGCCTGCCGAGGACGTGGAACTGCGGCAGTATAGATGCCTCCGGTGCAACCACATCTGGTACGAGGACTGCGACGCTCCCGATTATCCCGACTACTGCCCCGGCTGTGGCGAGAGTCTTTGCAGAGGAGGTGCTCAGGAATGACAAAAGCAGAATTGCGAGAGAAGCTGCTCGGTGGAGCTGTCATGGATGACCTGTTCGTGTTCAGAAACGGTCAGGATTGCGAAATCTTCAAGGCCACTCGGTTTGAACGGAGCGACGACATCATTTACATTCCCGACCTTGCCCTAAACCTGATTCCGGTCACGGAACCTGCAAACGGCCCGGAGGACGTGGAGGAAATCGTCGGTTGCTGCTACACCGGCAACGACTTCGTTGAAGAGTGCGGCGGGGACGTAGAGAAGGCAAGACACCTGTTCTGGTACTGCGACTGGCAGCATCCGAGTTCAGCTCTGCCCGAAATCGAAGACGATGAGGAGGAATGACAAGATGAGCGAAAATGCGAATGAGACGGTTTTTCTTACGAGCGAAGTGGAGGCCAAGGCTGGCGTGGTGAATTGCTGCGATACGGCGAAGTGGTACGGCAAGGACATGACGCCCGAAGAGAAAGCTGAACTCAAGAAGGGCCAGCGCGAGTGGGAAAAGTCTCGTTTCAGAAAGTGGATCTGCCAGGAAGCGCTCTCGGCGATCAATGAGAGTGACGTGAAAAAGATCAAGGAGACCGGACGACAAGAAGGTGGAAAGATGAACAACCATTGGTGCAAGGTATCCGCGATGGTTTGCATCACCGCGGAGGATGTAGACCTGATTCTGTACGAGGCGCTCAATGCTGGCGGTATTTCTGCTTGGTCTGATGCGGTGAAAACGGTAGGCGACAAACTGGGCAAGCGTGTCTGCGAACAGGTCGCGCTTGGCGGCGAACTGATGATCCACGAGATTGGCGGAGAATGGCACAAGCTGTCTTGGCAGAACCTAATGAGCGGTGTCGAGCAGTATCTGAACGAGAGCTGCCACATCCGCATTGAGGATGAACGGCTGGCTCTGGATGACCTGACAACGAACGAGGCGGACGTGATCGTGCAGTTCGCCCTTTTCGGAGAAACGAAGTTTTGAGGAGGGACAACATGGAGAAGAAGCAAACTTTCAGCGTTCACACTGAGCGCGATGTCAAACTGACGGTCGAGGACATCGACGACATCATGGTTGCGGCTTTGGAGGGCGGCATCAACTACTGGTGCTCCGAAGCCGAGGTTGTGGAGGAGCGACGCTGCGCTGATTGGGGACACGAGCAGATTGCCCGCGGCGGCGCCCTGGTTCTCCACGACATCGAGGACAGCAGCGAGAAGTGGGAACTGGATCTGGAGAAGTTTCTGAAGGGCTTCAAGCTGTGGGCCGAGCAGGGCCTCGACAAATACGGGGCTGTGCAGAAAGACGGCACTGTGGACTGCTGCCAAATCGACGCTGCCTGCGCTGACGAGATTGTGCAGCTCGCTTTGTTCGGGGAGGTGATGTTCGGATGATTACTGAGGATATGGTGCGTGAAGGCATCCGAAACGGCAGCGTCCGTTTCGTCAAAGACCCGAATATGGAGCACGGGACTGTCTGCCAGATCGGTGACAACTGGTTCTACTTCGGATGCTTGAAAGCAGAGGAGCTCGATCCTGACGAATACGTCAAGGCAACGCCCGAGGCTGATGTGGTCGGCCTGATTTGCAACACGCTTGACGACTTCCGAAAGAGCGGCGAAACCTTCGAGGACGAGTACGCATACTACGAAGCCTACCTGAACGAGCAGAGAGCAAAGGCAATCCCGACGCTGAAAGAGCGAGACAAGCGGCTGGAGCGGCTCTGGGCTGAGTTTGGGGATGTGCCAATGAACCCCGAGACAGAAGAGATCGAGGCTCCGTTCCTTTGCTTCCCGGCTGGAACGAACCGGGAGGAGGTCTGGGAATGGTTCGACGAACGATACAGCCGCGGCGTTGCCAAGTTGCTGCTCGTGGGCGAGCCAAAGGATAGAGAGATTGCACAGGCATTGTTCTTGACGAGCTTGTGCTGCGAGTGCGATTCCGAGCATTGCGTGTTCAATCCTGACGGGATCTGCAAAGCGCCGTTCGTCACCGGCAGGGCTCCGGGCCTGAACGATGACGGATGCACCGACTACTGCTACAAGGAGGCGGAGTAAATGGAACGAAAGTGTCAGAATTGCCGCCATGTTGACGTCTGCTTGAAGCGGTCGTTGGCGATCTTCAATATGTTCATCGTCACCGGGCGCTACAATGAGGTCGAGAACGCCAAGAAAAGCCTCGACGTATCGGTAGGGTGTGAGCACTACGACGCGAAGGAGGCGTGATGGATGAAACGAAGCGACGCAATCGCCATCATTGAACGAGAGCAGAGCAAGGGCCGCTTTGAGTCTGAGCTGGACACAGCAATCGGCATTGCCTTACACGCCCTGAAAGAGCCGCGGGAGATGTGCTGCGGTGGCTGTCAGCGGTTCACAGACGAGGACGTAAACGGTGTCGGGTGGTGTGAAGAACACGACCGCGAGGCTTACTGTGACGAGCCGCCCTGCGGGTACTTCGAGTGAGGGTGGTGCCACATGGAGCGCAAAGACTGGAACTATAAGACCTATTTGGGAGACTGCATCGACGGGATGCGGCTCCTGCCCGCGGGAAGCGTGGACTTCCTTTTCACGGATCTGCCGTATGGGCGAACCAACTGCAAGTGGGACACGCCGATTGACCTTGAGGCGTTCTGGAGCGAAGCTGACCGCGTAGTGAAAAAGAACGGAGCTGTGGCTCTGTTCGCACAGACGCCATTCGACAAGGTGCTGGGATGCAGCAACCTGAGAAATCTGCGGTATGAGTGGATCTGGGAGAAGAGCAACGCCACGGGCCATCTGAACGCGAAGAAGATGCCCATGCGGGCGCACGAGAACATCCTGATTTTCTACCGCCGCCAGCCGACGTACAACCCGCAGAAGACGGACGGCCATCAGCCGGTGAACAGCTACACCCATTACATCGACACGCAGAACCGAACCGAGATCTACCAGAAAGCGACGAAGGAAGTCAAGGGCGGCGGCAACACAGACCGCTACCCGCGAAGTGTTGTCAAAGGCCCCAGCGATAAGCAGACGAGCCACCTGCACCCGACGCAGAAGCCGGTATGGCTGTGCGAGAGACTGGTGCTCACATATACCAACCCCGGCGAGGTCGTGCTCGACTGCTGCGCTGGAAGCGCCTCTATCGGCGTTGCCTGCTGCAGAACGGGGCGGCGGTACATAGGCATTGAGAATGAAAAGCAGTATTACGACGTGATGCGCACCCGCCTCCGCGAGTGCTGCAGAAGTCACAGCAAGGAGGCGGGCTGATGACACCGCAAGAAGTTCTTTTGGCGCTTCGATGCCATCAATCGGCCATCGAAACAGGGCGCTGCCCGAAGGAGCAATGCCCTGCGTTTGAGCGGCCAGCACGGTTCAAATGCGCCGGCACAGTGGCAAAGGCTGCCGCAGACCTTATCGAAGAGCAAGCGGCCGCGTTGAAGCGGCTGACGGACAAGGAGGAGAAAAGCTGTGGAATCTCAGATGTATGAAGTGACGACCTGCCCGCTGTGTGGACAGCTCATGTTCAACGGAGAATGCGAGAACCCGGACTGCCGCTACCATTGGCACCCGATGGAGGATGACGAATGAGCGAGGCTGATTTTTGCGGCATGGATGCTGGCGAATACTACGCCACGAAAGGCTTCCTCGACCGAGAGCGGTTTTACCGGAAGCAGGAAATGGAGGAGCAGATGAAGAACAGAGTGACGGTCAGGCACGGGATGTTGTCCGACCTCAAAACATACCTGAAGCAAAGCGGATGGAAGCTCGAAGAGCCTGTTGGCGCATACGAGGTTCTGAGGGCGCGGAACCCGAACTATCCGCGCCCGCTGTTAGTCCACGACCGCGCCGAACGCGGCGTCGGGTACAGCATTGACGAACGCGATGTGAAGGTCTACAACGGCTGGGGACGCAACCGCCGCAAGCGTGGCATCGACCCAGACTGGCCTACACCGGAAGAGCGAAGCCGATATTTTGAAGGGAGAGATGGAGTGTGAGCTTCAGCATCAGACGTGGCGACATCTTCTATGTCCACAAGTTCGGCATTCAGGTCGGAAGCGAGGAACATACGGGGCGTCCCGGCGTGGTTGTTTCCTGTGACGAAGGGAACCGCTACTCCGAAACCGTGCAGGTGGCCTTTTGCACGACGCAGCCGAAGAGCAATCTGCCGACCCACGTTGAGATCCTGAGCACGGGTAGGGCGAGCACGGTCATGTGTGAGCAGATCAATACGGTGTCGCTGGAACGGCTCGGGAATTACATCGGTCGGTGTACGGCCGAAGAGATGCGTGACATCGACATCGCAGTTGCGACAGCTCTGGGGCTCAAGAAATACCCCGGCCTGATTGAGCGCCTGAAAGAGCGCGAGCAGCAGGTCGAAAAGCGGGAAGCTGTCGTCGGCAAGGAGACCGATACAAAGGCCGCTTTGGAACTGGCGACGGTAAAGGCTGAGCGTGATACATACCGCAGACTGTACGAGGATCTAATCCGTGGGTTCATCCCGACGGCACCGGCGGGGGCCTGACACGATGGCCTATGACATCTACTGCGCGTTCGACCTTGAAAAGCACAAGCAGACGTATGTGCAGTATTTGGAGGTCGTGATTTTGGAGGATGGGACTGTGGAATACGCGGTTCCGTCGCACCAAGAGAAGCTGATCGCCTTAGCCTGCCAGAAGAAGGGCGTATCGCGGCAAGAACTGAACGACCTGTGCCCTCGGGAGTATTACTACGACTTCCTGACGTGGCTCTGTATGCAGGCAAATGCTGTGGCTGTGTGGAACAACGACTGCTGCTACGGCCTCAGCATTAACCGGAAGCAGATTGGGACGCTGCGAAGACTGAAAATGGCCGGCGTGTACGGCGGCACTATTCCGAAGATTTAGGGGGAGTAATTTCCACGATATGAACGGAAACGATAATGCTGGCAAAGAAAATCTTGATTTTGCATCTGTTTCGATGTATCATAGCAAGCACAGAGATAATCGAAACGGAGGTGAAGATATGACATCGAGAGAACTTATGGATGCAGCTCTGGCGAAAACGAAGAACTCGCAGGCGTGGCTCGCCCGTCAAATGGGTTGGACTCCGCAGAACTTCAACCTGCGTTTGAACCGGAACAGCATCAGGGCTGACGAGTTTTTGGCACTCATGGACGTTCTCGGCGTCGATGTGACCTTCACGATGCGCAAGACTGGCGAGATCCTGAAGCCTCACGTCAGCGGGCACGGCCGCAGGCTGTGCGGTAACTGCGACAAGATTACGTTCGATACCGCGGCTGCGGAGGCCATCTCGAACAGCTTTTATGAGGACGGCGTCAACGAGTTCAATGCAGACGGCGAAGCCGCTGAGTTGTACGTTGACAGCGAAGGCCGGTATTTCATGGCGGAGTATCACACGGACACGTCCAAGGACAGGCTGCGGACAGTCCAATCAAGCGTCGCCGCCGCATTCGTGGAGAAGTATGGCACCCAGATTGAAAAGGGGCCGAAAAAAGAATAAGCGCACGATGAAGCCACCCTCTCGGTTACGACCGGGAGGGTGTTTTTTTATAGCCAAATGCCCCGTACACCCGCTGCGCCTCGTACGGCCACGCACACGACCGTCACGGCCCCCTGCACTCATTCACACCGCTGACGCTACGAGGCGGTATAGGCCCTGTACGGGCCGTTTACGGACATATTCTGAAACGTATATAGATAGAAAATTTCTTCATAAAAATTAACGAAAACATATTGACATAGGTAGGTATCGCAGTATAATAAAGTTACAAAATAACCAGATGGATAATCGGAGATAGCCAGAGCAACAGTTCAGGAAAGTCTCCGGTTCTCTTACAAAGAAAAGGAGACAGCGATATGGCAAGCCAGTATGACAGCATCAAAACCGCGGAGGAGCTTCTGAAGGAAGTAGCGGCACACGGTCTGAGCACCAAGCCTGAGGACATTTGCAGAGCGCAAGACATTTTCGGTCGCAGCGAAGTGAAAGAGCTTATTCGGCTCGCCAATGACAATGGCCGCCTGAATGGGTTCGACGGCGAACCTGATCCGCGTGGTACTTATTCCTCTGGCCGCGTTGGACTGAGCAAGTATTTCTATCAGGTCGCTTTTAAGATCTGGAGCTGGGAGGATGCGACTCGCTTCTACAATCAGCACAGCAACTTCCCGGTCATTGATGCGCTGGAAGAGAACAAGATGCTTCACCAGCAGGTCAAGGAGCTGAACGGAGAACTGAAACGGGCCAAGGATGACCGCGATGTGGAACACAGAAGATGCCGGGAGGCTGTTGACGCTGAGCAGGCCGCTCAGAAGAAAATCGGCCAGCTCGAAGCGGAGGTTCACGACCGCGACATGACGATCATGGAGCTGAAGGCTAAGCTGTACGACCTGATGATGAAGGAGGGCAAGTGATGGCTATTTTCACCAACGTCTACGGGGACGGTCACACCCCTGACTACGAGGGCTGCGTCCTCGACTGGTACGAGCACAACGGCTACGACGATTCCGACTGGTACGCGATCTGCTGGAACGAAGAGAAGCAGACCATCGACAAGGTTCTATTCGACACTACCCGCTGCGCCTGCAGTGGCCGCGCTGAGATCGACGCCACGCCTGAGGTGCTCCGCAAGGTCTACCACTACTGGAAGACGCTCGGCAAGTCCCTGTTTGATGGGCGCACGAACCGGATGCAGGCCATGAAAATCCACGTCGGCGATACGGTACGCGTAATCGCCGGCCGCAAGTTTAAGAAGGGAAGTGTTGGCCAGGTCTTTTGGTGCGGCACCTGCCGCAATCCATACTCCGGTTGCACGGAGGAGCGCATCGGCATTGAGGTCGATGGCAACCGCCAGTTCATCAACGAGTCTCAGGCTGAGCTTATCGGCTGGGAGGCTCGCTTGCAGACCGGCAAGGAGCGCAAGCGCCAGATCCGCAATTTCGCGGTGAACTCGATGCCGAGCCACTACCGCCGGTACTTCTGCAAGAACGATTGGCTGCGGGCGGCGTGGCTCGGTGAGGAGCCGGGGTGGAAAGCACTGGTTGGAGGTGAGCAGTAATGGCTATGGCTGATAAGGTCAGCACGGTTCTGACATGGAGCCTGCAACTCAGATACCAGATGCTCGACCGCATGAGGCAGGATTGTGAGTTTTTCCTCGGGTGTGGCAACCGAGTCACGAAGTATCTTTGGGCTGGCAACGTAGCTGACCATATCGAGTACATGAAGGCTCTTTGGTGGAGCTTCCCCGAAAGCGGCAAGCCTGAGTGGCTGACGCTTGAGGAAATCAAGGACTATGAACGGAGGATGGCGGCATGAAGATTTTCGCAGCCTGCCCGGAGTGCGGTTGCACCGACTGGATCAGGTTCAACAGCGGCGGGTTCGTTTGTAACGGATGCGGCCGGCTGATATTCACGGAGGAAATGATTTTGAAAGGAGAGGATGACGATGAAGTTGGTAACGGCAACTGATGTCTGGTACACCCAGCAGCAGAAAACCCTCGACGAGATCGCGGATAAGCTGGGCGTCGTTGCCTATCGTCCGAACTACCACGGGGCTGAGGGAGACAAGAATACGGTTCTGTTCTATTTGAAGGAGGACGAGGCGCACAACCGCAAGGTTGACCGCCAGCCGGTTCGCTACTCCCGCTCCGAGGCCAAAGACAGAGGCGTGGATGTCAACAGCGAGTGCGTGTATCGTGACTATTTCTGGTCATTTGAGAACAGCGATGTAAACGGCCAGCTCGACATGGGGTGGGCAAACAACGGGAAGCTGAACCTGAGAAGTCTTGACTGGAAGACCAAGCTGGAAGGCAGCATCACGTTCGCGTTTGCCAGAAAGATGCAATTCAGTTACGTTCGCAGTACGGGCGGGTATTGGGCGCTGCGAGAAGCTGACAAGACGTATAACGACTGGAACCGCGAACAGTTGCGGGCGCTGAAGATGATGCACGGGCGGCTGTTCCTCGGCAGCATCAACTTCCACGGCGACCAGCGAAAGAAGGTTATTGCCGGCAAGGAAGGTGTCTACGAGGAATTGCTCGATCAGATGGTCTACAATTTCGGGTGCGACTTCGCCGTACCGACCCCTGACAAGAAGCTGGAAGAGCTGATCCGAGCGTGGAACGGAGACGAGCGACTGCCCAAGCGGCTCGTAGATGTTGAGGCGATGACTGGCCGCGTGGAACAGCTCGGCGGCCTCAACATGATTTGGTACTGAGGGGAGGAAAAGAAGATGGCGAACAAGCCGGTGGTCGGCATCATTGAGTGTCCTCATTGCGGGAGATCGAACATGGTCGGGTGGAATGGGAACTGCAAGTTCCCGTGCTTCTACTGCGGCAAGACGTTCACGGTAAAGCGGACGCGGCTTCATCATACGACGCCGATAACGGTCAGGGAAAATGAGCAGGAGGCGGCAAGAGATGAACGAGTATGAAGCGACGTTCTCCCAGGACGGTCGGTACATCACGGAGCGGCGTTGGCCGTCCCCCGAGCACACATACGAGATCGTGAACGCCGTGCCGCTTGGCTATACGGTTTGGAACATCGGCCACCCCGTAGCGGGAGAATACCTCCCGCTCTGCCGGTTGTCCCAGCACCAGCCGTTTCCGGGCGGCCAGAGCATTGACGTTGATTCGCTGAAGGCCATACGTTGCGACGGCGCCCAGACCATCCTCGACGCTGTGGGCTACGGCCCCGGCACTCTGGAGGAAATGGAACGCTTCGTTGAAAAGAATAAGATGGCACAGCCAAGAACGTCGAGGCACAGAGAGGTCGAGCGAATGAAGGCGGCTCTGCCGTTTATGCGTTCGCTTCAATGGAGGTGAGAAAATGCAAATCGAGATCAGAGACATCACGCCCGAAGAGGCTGCTCCGTATGGCGAGAATGCAGACATCGTTCTGACAGGACGAAAAACGGTCGTGTTCACCGACGCCGACGGCAATGTCGGAAAGCTCTACATGAAAGAGGAGGACATTGACCTACTCGGAAAGCAATATATCGCCGAGAACTCGACGCTGGAGTACAGCAAAGTTTGCGGAGAATGGTTCCCGAAGGTGTCATGGAACGCATACAAGAACGACCCGCAGAGAAACCCGCCGAAGACCATCGACGTAGAGTTCATTTGCGACATGGTCGGCGAACGCACAGAAATCTGGCGCAGGCTCGACACCGGCGGCTATCTCATGCGGAAACTCTGCAACGAACCGTTCGCCCGTTGGCTGGTCTGCTGTAAGCGTCAGGGATGGTGGGAAGACGGAGCTCGCATCCGTCCAAACATTACTCTCAGACATGGGGAGCAAACCGAGATGGTGCGATACAACGACTGGAATGAAACGGCCGCGTACAGCGACACCTTCAATCCGAATTTTAGGGAGGGATAAAGATGCCTGAAGTGAAATTGATGACGCCGCTGTTCGACGGCGGTATGTATAATCGCACCGGCCGTCGGATGCGAGCTGTGTTCATCAAGGAGGTTGCCGACGGAACCACGACCTATCGGCTGTGGCGCAAGGACGGAAAGCCTGAGATAGAGTACCCGCGGTGCGACAATGACCGCTATATACTGCACGTTGAGGTGAACAGTTACCTGATTCCGTTGCGCATGACGGAGTTCCAGATGATCGACAACTGCGGCTACCTGCCCGCGGTGAACGAACTGTACGGCAGCAAAGAGGGGCGGGTCGCCTTCTTCAATGAGCTGAGAGAACGGGATGGGTGGAACCAGCCGACCAGTGTGTCCGAGGCAATGAAGCGAGAGGAAGAAGTCATTACGCGCCTTGGGAGCCAGCCTGAGAGGTGGGTTGCCAGCATCAGTAAGCAACTTTCAAGCCACGTTAAGTTCTATCTCCAGAGCGAGAAGAACGGCGGCCTGACACATCCCGATTATGTCGGAGCCTGCGTCTTGAACAAGTTGGACGAGTGCGTGAAGCTGTCTGAGGCCCATCAGGAGTACATCCAGAAAGAGAAAGAAAAAATAGCCGCAGAAGAGGCAGAGAAGCGGCACCGAGAGGCCGAGGAGATAAATGCGAAGGCAAAGCAGGAGATCGAGGCAGCCGTCAAAATCATCCGAGAGGGTGGGCGGCTGAACAACGACCGCATCGACTACCGCGTGGGGGATGTCGGACACAACGAGCCGATTGTTTTGTTCCTCATGCGCCGGTACAAGGTGGGCGTTCCCCTGAGAACGCAGGGCTGGATCTGCAGCAAGCTGGCAAACGTCACCATCAAAGACGGCAGGTGCGACGGTCTGCAGTATTACAAGGCCAAAGGCGCTGCCTGCTCACAGCGGTTTTTCGACTGCATGAACGAGCTGGTTCAGAAGGTAATTCAGGAGGAAGCAAAATGATTACGATGGAAAACACCAGAGAGCTGATCGACTTCAAGTATTATGGCAAGTCCTACCGGATGGCCCCGGACGAAATCGAGGCGGCGTACCGGTATCAGGAGATGCAGTATCGCAAAGCGGACGCGCTCCGTATGCTGACCTCGTATGCGTTCGGTATCGAAGATCTGGACACCGTTTCCGACGAAGACCGAGCCGAATACGAGAAAGAGTTTGAAACCAGTTACGGCATCACCTTCGAGGAGGCCAAGAAGAGCATCCCTGAGATCGTGAGCTACTTCTTCCAGAAGATCGATTGCAACGTCGGCGAGAATACGACTTGGTACGAAGCCATTGAGGCGGTATTTGGAGGAAACAGGGATGGAGACTGAAAGCAAGAGATGGAAGCTGGGTGACGATGTGAGCGCCGACGATAACATCCTCGACGGGTTCACGTTCAGGGATCTGATTCTGGCTGTGCATTGCAACTGCGAGAACATTACGCCCGAGGCTGTTCGCAGAGAGGCGGCCGAGATTTTGGAGGAGCGGATGCAGGACTACCGCTTCTTGCTCCGAAACAACATCGAGGAAATCATGGCCGAGGCCAAGAAGGGACGTGCGCAGTATGAGTAACGGCATGATTGCCGGTGGAGCGTGGGAACAGATGACGTTCTTTGCGCCTCTGCCTATTACGGGAACGCCGGCTATCAGCCTGTTCGACCACACGACGCACAGCTCGGAAAAGCCGAGTGAGTGGATGAAGCAGCTCGTGCCAGACGGCGAGTATGTTGTCATGGTCGGCACCCATCCGCTGGTGATGCGGAAGACGAAGCTGGCGGTAGACGAGGTTCCTGAGGGACACCAGTTCTACCATTACCTGATTGACGGCGCTGTGTACGCCGGCATTTTCGTAGGAAAGGAGAATGCGGAATGATTGGAAAAGGAAAGACCCTGCTCGTGCATGACGACTGCGTGGTTTCTCGGGTGGCCCATCGGCTCGAAGAGCTTTGCGGCGAAATCGAGCTGTGCCAGAGCATCCTCAAAAATGCCCCCGACCTGCCCACCGAATACCGCCGCGCCAACAAAGAGCAGGTAAGGCAGCGGCTTGAGTTGGCGCGGTGGAATCTCGATGATCTGCTGGAGGACATCGAGAACGGCATCGTTGCGCGAGAGCTGAAGCGCATCTACAACGAATATTGCGGAGGCGGGGACGATGGCGAGGTTTGATGATCTGTGCGCTGACTTCCAGAAGCGCAAGCCCCGTGGCCCCATCACAGCAGAGGTTCCGTGGTTCAATGTTCCTCTGGAACTGCAGAAGGGCAGCGAGAGCGTGAACGACGTCCTCAGAAAGTACCTGAAGGACTTCAATCTGGAATACCTGAACGAGATGGGAACCGTGTGGTTCCTCTACCACGACCTGTGGAAGTGCTGCACCCACGAAATCAAGGATGGGAAAATTCACTTCTATATGGCCTGTTTCGATTACTGAGGAGGACGATATGTACTTAATGGGACGTGACGAATACGAGTGCGACATCTGCGGGTTCCGCGAAAAGTGGGACGCGCACGACGACCACCGCGGGGATATGTGGGAGTGCGAACGGTGCGGGAAACACTTCTGCACGAACTGTTTCAAGAAAGCCTGCGGCGAAGAGGATTTCAGAAAGATGCTGTCCGAAACGGACAATGTGCTCTGCCCCGAGTGCTGGCAGAACCAGTCGCAGAAGAAAGAGTTCAGTATCAACATCCGTGAGACGCTTGAAACACAGGTGGCGGTGGAGGCGGAAAACGAGGAAGCGGCCTTGCGCGAGGTTGAACGCCGCTGGAAAAATGGCGAGTATATCCTCGACGCTGATAATTTCCAAGGAGCCGACTTCTGGGCGGCAGACCATCCGCCCGTCAAGCAAATTGACGCGCAGGAAAAAATAAACTGGTTTGAGCTGTTCCTGAGTCGGATGCGGGACTATTCGGACGGCGAGGTCTGGGGGATCGGCGACGAGCTGATGTGCAAGACGGAAGCCATTGCGGATGCCATGTGCGACCTGCTTTTCCAACTCTACGCTGCACAGGGCGAAGAAGTTGTTTTCCATACCGGGTATTATGACCCGGCAGAAGATGCACGGTCTGGCGAAGAAGACAGATGCACCGGATGGTGGTATGTGGACTGCGATTGAGAGGAGCGCGAAGAGACGGAATGAAAGTGCCGAAGTATATCCGCGAGAAGATGCACCGGATTGCACTCTACGCAGGAATGGCAAGCAATCTTGACCGTGAAGTGGGACTCTGGTTGGAACGGAACGGGATAGACGTGGAGAAATTGAGCGATGGTGGCGGCAGTGGTTACGAAGAGCTCAGCTATGGCAATGACGTAACGGACGAACTGTGCGCTCAAATTGAACAGATGGAGGCGTAAAGATGGAGAAATACGCGAAGAAACTGCAAGACATCATCAATGAGCAGGACTTTTGCTTCGAGCCCGAGGAGATCAAAACGGTTGAAAAGGCGCTCGGAGTGTTGAGAATGTACGAGGATGCGAACATCCCGGCCGAAACCTGCGTGGAATACAGAAAGTTCGAGGACGAGCTGATCCACGACGGTATGAGTCTTCAGCACGTTCTCGACCTGCTCAAAGCGGAGAGGGAGGGTCGTCTGAAGGTCAGACCCGAAAGCCTCGGCCAATGTTGCGGCCAGTGCCACCACTTCCTCAGAGAACCTATGAAAGCGTCAGGCATCTGCGAGGTTCGCAAGAACAAGCACTACCCGCGAGCTGGGACGCCGCTTTATTGCTGTCAGTCGAAAAAAGCCTGCCTTGACTTCGACGAGCGCGGCGAGCGGCCCATCCGGTATCAGGAGGCATGACGATGGAGCGCCTGACGATACGAAACAGCGACGGCACTGTATCTCAGCCGACCGGCACGACGGTCGAAGCCGTGTTCTACCGGCTGGCCGACTACGAAGACACCAACCGGGAGCCTGCCGAGATCCGCAAGCTGGAACGGGAATACCGCACGGCCGTCAATGAACTGTGCTATATGTGCGGTAAGTACGAGCAGGAACACGAAGGAGCCTGCCGCGGATGCCGGTGGAAAAAACCTATGTGATAGGAGGTAGCCTGAATGGCAAGAGGACGGCAGCAAAAGTGGATATGCCTTGACTGCGGAGCTGCCTTTGCCGTGCAGGGCATAGCACCGAAGATGTGCTGCGCCTGCGGGTCTGCAAGACTTGGACGGGCACCGAGCCTTGAACTGGCCGAGAACTTCGCGGAGAAGCGAGTTGAGCTGGAGCGGATCTGCCGTGAGCTGAACGGTGCCTATGGACGATACGCCTCGCTGAAGACTCGGTACGACGAGATCATGGCCTACTGGAAGCAGCAGAAGCGGCGTGGATATATCACACCAGAAGAGTATCAACAACTGGCCGAGGAGTTCATCGGAGCGCGGTCGGTGAAAAATAAGGAGGACGAAACAAATGGCAAAGATCCCTGAGAATGTGCTGAACGTGCTGGGCGAGTGCAGAGCGGACGGAAATCTGCTTTACCTGCCGAGCGTTCAGCTTGACCGCAAGACCTACACGGAGGTCAACAAGGTTCTGGAGAACATGGGCGGCAAGTGGAACCGGAAGGCAAAGGCTCACGTCTTCGCCAAGGATGACGATGTGGCGGAGATGCTGGAGAACGTCATGCTCACGCAGGAAGTGAAAGACCTGAAGCGCGAGTATCAGTTCTTCCCGACGCCCCGCGCCGTCGCCGAGCGAATGTGCGAGATGGCCGAGATCGACAGCGCATCCGAGGTACTGGAGCCGTCCTGCGGCAACGGCCAACTGGCGGATGTCATTTGGGAGCATTTGCCCGCTGGTATGTGCTGTATCGAGCTGAACACCGACATGAAGCGGTATCTGTCCGAGAAGCCCTATGGCGTGAGCTACCGCGATTTTTTGGACGTGACGAAGAAGGAAATCGGCGCTATCAACCGCGTCGTGATGAACCCGCCCTTTACGCGCCATCAGGACATCGACCATGTGCGCCACGCCTATGACCTGCTGGACGCCGGCGGTATTCTGGTTGCCATCATGTGTGAGAGCACGTTCTTCCGCAGCGATAAGAAGTCCGTAGAGTTCAGAGACTTCCTCGGCAGCGTGTATGCTCAGACAATCAAGCTGGAGCCGGGGGCGTTCCGCGAAAGTGGCACAGATGTCGCTACCCGCATCGTCAAGATCAGAAAGTCGATGTAAGACCCGAATAGAGCGATTCCAGCCGAGGACGGCAATACTTTCATCATTGCGTGATGCTCCAGAGGATGTAGAGCCTTGCTCTACCCTCTGATTGCCACTTGGCTAATTCAAAATACCGCAGAGAAAGGAGGCGCGGCCATGAGCAAAGCGGTAGGCTTCCACATCGACGTGAAGCCGGTATCGGTCACATTTACTTGCCCGCACTGCGGCAGAGAAGTCACGGTTCCGTGGCGAGAACTCGATGTCCCTGAGTGCTGGGGCGACGACTGGGGCTACGTCGAATGCCCCGACTGCGAAACGGAGGTGAAGTTGGGTGACTACGAGTACGACTGAAATGCCGAAGCTGCGGCTTGGAGATTGGGTATCATGCAGCGCATACATCAGACCGAGCGGCAACCACTTCGAGATCGACAACGAAGACACGGGAACGGCGCTACTGTGGAGGAAAGACGCAACGGAGGGCGAGGAGATTGAAGATTACGAGTCCTGCGAGAAGTTCGTCACGAAAACGGCTTTGTTCACCGGAGTCTTCGTCGGCGTGACATGGCTCTGCACGGAACTTTTTTGTGAGTGGAATGACCCTCCGTACGGAAGAAGCGGCTTTCAATGTAGCTCAATCAACCAGAAGCCGTTCGCCATCGTTTACTACGCCGAGAACAAGAAGCGGTTGGTGCCGATGGACAGCATTGAGAAGGTGGAGCGATGAATTATTACGAAATCTATGACCGATACAGCGGCGAACTGCTGACCAGAGGCAACGCGGCCGAGTGTCGGAAAGCCCTTGGATGCGCCAGCCTCGACGGCTTTTACGCCTTGGCAAACCGGGCGCGGCGGGGGATCAACAAAAAATATCGGGTCGTCATCAAAAAAGGCGGGCAGGTGGACTACCCCGTGCTCGGTAAGGATGACCCGCTTTACCAGAAGGAGGGATAGCAAGTGGCAAAACTGAAACCGATCCTGTTCAACACGGCGATGGTGCAGAAAATTATGGCCGGTGAAAAGACTGAGACACGGCGCGTAGTTCTCCCGCAGCCTGAAGGCGCACGGTTCGTCCTCGACTACGATGAAGAGAACCGGACGTTCGACCTGATGTGCGGAAACAACGGGACTGGCGGCATCTTCCGCGACTGGGCAGAGACCGTCAAGCCGAAGTTCTGGTTCGGCGACGTGCTCTATATCAGAGAGACATGGCGTGTCCAGTCTGCGCACCGCTTCGAGGCGGATGCAAAGATTGAGTTCCGAGCAGGTGGCCCGCTCGGGAAAATCAAGTTCCCCGGCGGATGCTCCGACTCGGAATCCAGAGAGGCGTTTGACCAGTTTATCGCTAAGTGGAGTACCGACTCCAAGTGGAACCCCTCGATTTTCATGCCAAAAGAGGCGGCGAGGACATTCCTGAAAATCGTGGACGTTTCCGTGGAGAGGCTCGGAGACATCAACGGCGGCGGGTTGAAGGCTGAAGGCATTGACCGGAACCAGCCGTACAGAGCGATGCGCATGGATTTTCGGGATCTCTGGAACAGCACCATCTCTGCAGACCAACTCGACGAGTTGGGATGGTATGCGAACCCGTGGGTCTTCGTCTACAAGTTCCAGCAGATCGGCAGAGAGGAGGCGCTGGCATGAGACGAGGGGCTATCGTGAAGACGCTGAGGTGCTGTGCTGAGCTGAACTGCAGGGAATGCCAGCTGGAGAAATTAAGAGAGGGCAGAGGATGCACGACGAAACTGGCAAAGGAGGTGCTGGAGCTGATGCAGGCAGACGACGCAGAGCGTCGGAAGCAGTATGCGCAGACGTTGCCGAAGGCAATAGCCATCGACTTTGACGGCTGCCTCTGCGCAAACGCATACCCGGACATCGGCGCTCCAAACTGGGAGATTATCGTCGCAGCAGCGGCAGAGCAAATCGCCGGAGCGGGCCTCATTCTCTGGACGTGCCGAGAGGGAGAACTGCTTGAGAACGCGCTCGAAGCCTGCGCCAGATGGGGCCTGCATTTCGATTCCGTGAACGACAGCTTGCCGTCGTGGAAGAAGTTTTACGGGAACGACACCCGCAAGGTCGGCGCGACTGAGTATTGGGATGACAAAGCATACCGAGTTCAGAACGGGAAGCTGATGAAGGAGGTCGCACATGAAATGGATTGACAGGCTGAAGGCAAAAATCATCCATGCACTCGGCGGCCTGACACGCGTTGAGGCGACGTTTCCTGCGCCCATCGCGCAGGTCCTCCATTACGACATCCAGACGGTCAGGATGGTGAAGATCGTGCCTGCCTTTACCAGAACGCACGAGGCCGAAATAGAGAAGATGCTCCGAGCGGAGATTGCGCACAACATCGCGGAGTATGTGATGGAACACGACGCTGTCGTTTACGAGAGGCAGGAAGAAGAAAACAACGACCTGCAGCTCTCGGCGACCTTCCGGTTCCTTCAGCCGCATGAGGGGGAGTGGAAGATATGAGAAATTGCGCACAAATCGGCATCGACGACGAAATCTTCGTTGACAGCTTCGCGGGAGGCGGTGGTGCATCGACGGGCATGGAGGTCGGCCTCGGCATTACGGTGGCGGCGGCCATCAACCATGACCCTGCGGCGATCCTGATGCACAAGACGAACCACCCGTACACGGAGCATTATCAGGCGTCCGTCTGGGATGTAGACCCGCGTGACGTATGCCGTGGGCGTCCCGTGGGCGGTGCGTGGTTCTCGCCCGACTGCAAGCATTTCAGCAAGGCCAAGGGCGCGGCTCTCGTTGATAAGAAAATCCGTGGTCTTGCGTGGATCACCCTGAGATGGGCCGCTCTGGTGCGGCCGCGAGTGATTTTCCTCGAAAATGTCGAAGAGTTCCAAACATGGGGGCCGGTCAGAAAGGGCAAGCCCGTAAAGAAGCTGGCAGGCACGACGTTCAGAAAGTTCATCGGCCAGCTTCGGGATCTCGGCTACGAGGTCGAATGGCGTGAGCTGGTGGCGGCTGATTATGGCGCACCGACCAGCCGCAAACGGTTTGTCCTGATTGCCCGTTGCGACGGAAAGCCCATTGTGTGGCCCGAACCGACCCACGCTCCGCGGGATAGCGAAGCCGTGAAGAGCGGCAGGCTGAAACCGTGGCGCAGCGCGGCGGAAATCATCGACTGGAGCCTACCTTGCCCGTCCATCTTCGACACCAAGGAGGAAATCAAGGAGCGGTACAATTTGAAGGCGGTGCGGCCTTTGGCGGACAACACCATGCGGCGCATCATCCGCGGCGTGGATAAATTCACCATCAAGAGCGGCCAGCCGTATATCGTCCCGACCGGCTATGGAGAACGAAAGGGACAGGCCCCACGGGTACACGACATCGAGGAACCGCTGCCTACGGTGGTCGGGAGTGGCAAGCACAACCTCTGCAAGCCGGTGCTGGCACCGTTCACGGCGACGAACACCAGCAACAGCGTCGGAGCGCCTGCCGGTGATCCGGTACATACCGTGACGACAGCAGGGAACCAGATGCTTGTAACCCCATATCTGGCCGAATGTAATCACGCAGGAGGCGGCCACGTCGCCGATGTGCGTGGCCCATACAAAACCATTACCGCCAAGCATACGGGCGGTATCGTGGCTCCCTCGCTCATTCAGTACCATACCGAGCAGACAGAAAACGTCCGAGCCTCTGGCCTCGGCGCTCCAATCCACACCGTGGATGCCTCGAACCGCTACGGCCTGACCTGCGCAAATCTGGTGAAGTATTATAGCGGCGTGGTAGGAGAGAAGATGGAAGAACCGCTTCCGACGGTGACGGCCATCGACCACAACGCGGTGTGCGCGGCCCATGTGGTGAAGTTCAAGGGGAACGAGGTGGGAACACGCCCGACGGATGCGCTGCCGACGCAAACGTCGTCTGGCGTGTTCGCCCTCTGCGACACGCTGCTTTGCAAGGCTGGCCCGGACGAGAATCTGTATCGCTGGCCGCTGATCCGCGAACTGCTGAACCGCTACTGCGGTTATAAGCTGGCCGATGACGACCTGCTGCTTCTGAGCATCGGCGGGACGCTCTACTTCATCGCAGACATCGGCCTGCGGATGCTCTCCCCGAGAGAGCTTTACAATGCGATGGGGTTCCCGCCCGATTACATCATCGACCGCGATTATATGGGCAACCCGTACCCGAAGAACGAACAGGTCGCCCGCTGTGGCAACGCCGTTTGCCCGCCGATGGCTGCGGCTGTTGCAAGGGCAAACTTCCCCGAATACGTCGCCAAAGTGGGCGACACCATCACGACAATGGCCGCCCTGCTGGACATGGTGGCGGTGTAGAAAGGAGCAAGACATGGACAAAAAGACATTGATGGAGCTGGCAGAGCGGTATCAGTGCAAGGCTGACACGGCGTTCCAGAACTATCAGGAGACTGGCATTACCCGTTACGACACGGCCAGACGGAACAACGAGGATATGGCGGAGGCGTTGCGAATGGCTGCCTCTGCCAAGGAAGACCACGACCGGATGATCCATCTGAGAGGGGTGCTCAGCCAACTGGCGTGGCGGGCTGCGGAGGCAAACCGTGCAAGCGAAGAGGATCGGCCTCGGAAGATGCAGGCGGTGCTCGGAGAACTGCTGTCTGCGGCCCGTATGCAAGGCTTGATCCGCGACGAAGGAGGTGCTTTCAAATGAAAATCGTCATCGTGCATCACCTGAACGATGCGCAGCACTACCTTTTCGGAGTACCCGAGGAGAGAGACTTGAAGAAGGATGATCTGGTGCTGGTGCGCAACAACCGAGGCGAGGTGCCGGCGGTCTGCGTCTGTGACAGCTTCAGCGTCCCCGAAAACGTGCTTGAGCAGTTGCAGAAAATGTACGGCGGGAAGACCCTGAAGTGGGTCATCGGAAGCGTTGAGTTCCTGCGCTGGGAGCAGGAGAAGGAGGAAGCGAAATGAAAAAGTATGTGCCCATTGTGACCGACGACCCGCAGGACAATGTGGAGGCGGCGCTGAACTTGGTGTTCATCAAGGACGAAGAGGTTTACGTCCGCGGCTATGGGCCGGCGCCTGACTTCTCAGACGCGACCCTTAGCAACGTGACGCGGGACATTCTGCAGAAGTACAGCCCCGAAACCTTGGAAAACGTACGCCTCAAAGACGATTTGGAGCTTTCGTGCGCGACCTCCGAGTGGCTGTTCGACGGCATTGATACGATTGAGGGCGTGGTTGCCCTGCTCTACACGATGGCGTGGGCCTTCGCAGAGACCCGAGAGCGCCTGCGGATGTACGAGGAGACGCGGCTCTCTCCGATGGATCTGAAAGACCGGCTGATTGCGCCGTTCCAGAACGATATGTTCGCTATGGTCTGGGGAGCGTTCAAGAAGCTGTACCCCGACAAGAAGTGTGAGATCTACTGGGAGCCGCAGATCCGCGACGAAGAGGACGGCAAGCCCGTGTATGGCCTGACCGACTTTGCTGATGATGGTTCTGTTGCCGTCTTCGTCAAGCCGAGCCTTGAGGTTGCGGACGCGGTCGAAGTCCTTGCACACGAACTCGCTCATGTGGCGGTCGGCGTTGAGCATGACCACGACGAGGTCTGGCAGGAGGCGTTCGACAAGATTTTCGAGGAGTACAATCGCATCGGAAATCAGATGTTTCCAAACGGGGAGCAGTGCGTGATGGACGACCCTGATGAAAAGTGAGCTGCGGTTTTCGTGGCCTGATACTGGAGAGCTGTCGGTGCGGATCAACGGAAACGAGTCGGCAGCTCTCCGTTTCTTTCCGTCGGAAGAGACCATCATAGACGGTCTGCGTAAAAACGGCGTAGAGGCCGTGTACGGCGATTTTGCAGACACCAACCCACACACCCACGGAAGCGAAACAGACGCGCTCCTGACGATTTCTGGCGATTCCTGACGGCGTCCTGACTTCACAATCACATTTACTGGTGGTATAATCACAAATACAGAGGCTTTGCGAACGCTGTTGGCCTCTTTGATAACGGAGGGAATGACTATGACAACAGGCGAGCACGGTGGCTACGAGGCCGCCGCACGACAGTACAACGACTGCATCCGCGCCGGCCAGATCGCGCAGGCTGTCGAATGGCTGACGGAGATGGCCGAAATCCTTGAGAGCGAGAAGCGATATACCGACGCCCTGAAGCTGGGAATGCTGACGTTCTACTTCGCCACGAGCGGCGTGTACGCTGAGCCGGTCATTGAGGATCGCCTCGCAAAGCAGATATGCCGCGTAGTCTGGGAGACGGGCCTTACGCTCCATGAGCGCGAGGAGCTGTTCCTCGACACGATCCGCGACGACACGCTGCCAGAGCATATCATGTCGGCCAAGGACTGCGCGTACATCTTCGACGTCTGCGCCGCCGGCAGGGTGGAGGACGCGAGAGAAATGCTGGGCCGATTCGTGACGGCTCACGCTGCAAAGTAAATACAGAAGCGGAAAGCAAAAAGAGGCACGGACGTTGCTCTCGACGCTCGCACAGGGCCCGTAACAACTCCCCACCCATGAGAGCAGCCGACAGTGCCGCTATGAATGAAGTCTTTACCCCGGTGTACGAGTGCCAATACATCACGAAGGAGTAAAGAAAATGAACAGAAATCTGAACGAGGCAATTTTCGACATCGCAAAGGTGGAGGCCATCATGTTTGCTTTCGAGAATACCTATCTGGAGCTGGATGTGGCACCGGCTGACAGAGCGCGAGCCGACATGGCGACGGATGCCTTCTATGCCCTTTGGGACGCCATCAGGAAGGTGTCGGATGACCTCGACCGTCTGGCTGGAGATTGCCGAGTGGTGGATGCCATCTACGCCGTCAACGATGTTCGGCGGCGCATTGGCACCTTGAAAACCGAAGACTGAGTAGGAGAGAGGCCGGGGTTTTCCCGGCCTCTTTGCTATTCTTGCCATAAAATATGTATAACATATTGACTTCGAGGTATAATGTGATATAATATACTAAACAAATTAAAGGAGTGATTTCAGATGGCGAAAGTATCAACCAGCATTTCCATTGACGCCGATGTGAAAGCACAGGCTCAAGCTCTGTTCGCAGACTTCGGCCTTGACCTGTCCACCGCAATCAATATCTTTCTGCGGCAGTCGATCCGCGAGAACTGCATCCCGTTTACTATCCAGCGCGAGGTTCCCAATGCGGACACCGTGGCTGCAATGAAGGAAGCGGAGGAGATGGCAAAGAACCCGTCCGCCTATAAGCGGTACAGCTCTTTTTCCGACCTGCTGCGGGAGGTAGAAGCGGATGCTTGAGATCGTATCTTCCAACCGATTCAAAAGAGACTTGAAGGTCGCCATAAAAAGAGGATACAGGATCAGTCTGTTGGAAGATGTGGTAAACAGACTTGCCATGCGGGAGCCGTTGGAAGAGCGATATAGAGATCATCTTCTGAGTGGCGATTATGACGGGTTCCGTGAGTGCCACATCACGCCTGACTGGCTGTTGGTGTATCAAGTTAGGGAGAATGAGTTGGTGCTGTTCCTGTCCAGAACTGGAACACACAGCGACCTGTTCTGAACTATGAAGCAGGCGGCGATGACGTACAAGGGGTATTCGGCAAGGCCCGAATACTCCGCCGAGGACGGGGCCTTCTTCGGAAGGCTCCTCGGCATCAACGACTTAGTGAACTTCGAGTCCGCAAATGCAGAGGGCTTGGAGGAAGAGTTTCATAAGGCAGTGGACGACTATCTGGCGTTCTGCTCCGAAATAGGGAAGCAGCCCCAGACACCAACCGTCTGAAAATACGAGAAAGATTGCAGAATGTGGCGCGGCGGTCTTGGCTGTTGCGCCTTGCATCTGCAAAGTATGGAGGGAACGATGAATTACTATGCAGAAAATCCGAAAATCACGCTTCGCGTGAGCATCGGTGATGCGATGTTTATTGGAGACGTGACACCCTCCAAGGCTGAAAACGGCGAAAAGCCCGAAAAATAAGGGTTTTCGGGGGAAACGGCTTAACCGGCGCAAAAAGCAGAAAAAGCCGCATGGATAACTGAAAAGCATCACGCATCGTTAGCTTTGAGGGGATGCTTATAAAATTGAACAACTTTTTTGACGCATAATGTTGCGGTGATACTGCATAGACTGCATAAGATGGCCCCGACCTCAGTATATGAGGCCGGGGCTTTTCTCATGCCTTGTAGGTGAACGTGTGGGTCGATCCGTTCTTGAAAGTGATGGAGATGACGCGGCCATCGTTTACAACGATGTGGTCGATGATCTGTTGGAGGAAGCTGCGCGGGATAGAGGGGTCAATGGCTCGGATGTACTTCTCGTAGTCGATGTAGCGGTCTTCAATCAGCTTGTTCGCCATGATGTAGTAGCTGGCCTTGCCGATGAAGTCGTCGCCCAGTTCCTCGCTGGACTCTCGGTTCTGCAGTTCCTCGATGCGGGCGTTGACTTCTTCGAGCTGTTTGGTGATCTGGCCGCGCTGCATGACGAAGTCTTTCTCTGGCATGGCTTCGTCGTCGTAGAGGTACAGGGCGTTCAATCTGGCGAGGGCGTTGTCGAGCTTGCGGCGCCGAGCGCGGAGGGTGTCAATTTCACGGATGGAGTTGTCATCACCGGAGAAGGCGATTTGCGGGCGGTACTCCACGGCGTCGCCGGCAGAACGGAACGCATCGAGAAGCTGGCCCAGAGCGTCGGTGCTGACGGAGGCCACGTCCTCGAACGCTTCGCCGCGGAGCAGCTTACGCTCCAGAACCTCGGGCGTCGTGGCCTCAGAGGAGTTCTTGGAGGCCCTGATGATGTTAGCAACGTAGTTCAGGACGAACGGGCCGAGCGTGGTATCGGAGATGTACTTGTTGGTGCAGGAGGTTCCTTTGCGCCGCCGGCTGCCACAGGCGTATTGGGAGGGGCGGAAGCCGTTCGCTCGCCGCCGGTCGAGGTTGGCCGTCATGTTGGAGCTGCACTGGCCGCAGCGGAGCAGGCCAGCAAAGACGTGGATGTTCTTCCTGACGTATGTTTTGTGAGAGGGAACGCCGCCGCGCTTGTTCCGAGTCAGCAGGAACTTCATGCGGCAGAATACATCTTCGTTCAGAATGGGTTCGTGGTGGTTCTCGACGGTGATCCATTCGTCAGAGTCGCGCTTCTCGATGCCCTTGCCGTCTGAGTGGACGTTATAGACATACTGGCCGATGTACCACGGGTTTGTCAGGATGGTGCGCACCGTGGTTGGCGTCCATTGGCCGCCCGTCTTCGTGACGATGCCGGCGTCGTTGAGGTACTTAGCGACATAGAGCAAGGACTGGTACTGCTCGTACAGTTCGGCCATGCGGCGGATGGCCTTGGCCTCTTCGGGAACGATGGAGAACGTCTTCGCTTCCTTCGACCACGAATAGCCGAAGGGGACGCGGCCGCCGTTCCATTGGCCGTCTGAGGCGCGGGAGAGCATGACGGCCGTGACGCGCTCGGCGGTGGTCTTGCGTTCCAGCTCGGCGAAGATCAGGATAATGCGCATCATGGCCTCACCGATGGCGGAGGAGGTGTCGAACTGCTCGTTCTTGGAGACGAAGGTGACGCCGAGGGACTGCAGTTCGTCGTGCATGGCGGCGAAGTCAATCAGGTTGCGGCTGATACGGTCAATCTTCCAGACGACAAGGTGGGTAAACTCGCCTGTGCGGATGCGATCCATCATGGCCTGATATTCTGGGCGGTCTGTGTTCTTGGCCGAGTAGCCGGGGTCTTCAAACACGACGTAGTCGGTGATGCCCAGCACCAGCGTGACATAGGCGATAAGCTCGCGGCGCTGAACTTTGAGGGAGTCTTTGTCCACCTGCCAATGAGTAGAGACGCGAATATAGATGGCCGCCTTCTTCGCGGCCAGTTTCTCGGCGATGCGAGAAGCCATACGAAGTCCTCCTTTTTCGGGATATTCCATAGGAACGTCCGACCAAAAATCCACGGACGTTCCGTGTATAACCGTAACCATACCGTAACCGTAACCTATACCGTAAACGTAACGTAACCGTTAGATATAGTTTTGGGGCACCGCTGCTGCGATGCCCCGTATGTGTTTTTATTGCGAGACTGCTTTTGCGAAGCCTCTGGCCGCTGCCACAAGCCCCATCGTGCCATCCATCAGGGCGTCAATGCTGAGAGGCAAGACACTGATGGAGCCGTCGGGTGCAGGCTGCATTGAGGCTGTGTCCGCATAGGGAATGAGGGCCTCGAAGAAACTGTCGGCCTCGGCAGGACCTCGCCCGTTGCTCTGGAGCTGGTGTCGGGTGACACGGGGCTCGGCCACCACGTCCGAGCGATGCTGCCCGATGGTGAACTTGAAGAGCTGGTACGGGCGGCCGTCGCCGAGCGGAGCATATTGAACGATGATCTCGCGGCCGATGGAGACGGCACTGAAGCCGTCCATGACTTCGAGGGCACCGATGAACTCGGTCACGTCGTCTGGGTCAACGCCTTTTGCTGCAGAGAAGCGGTCAATGAGTTCACGGCTGGTAAAGACCTTGTGTGCGGAGGCTGAGTCGATGACCTCGAAGAGCAATTCGCCATCAGCCAGCGTTGCGGCGAGAGCCTTGCTGACATTGCCTTTGTCGGAGAAACCCGCAAGACCGGCGCGAACGAGGACGTCGATGATGTCGGCAGCCTGTCCTTCGGCGCGGTAGAAATGGTCGGCACAGACCTCGTTGAGCTGATCCACGCTCCACGCCCGCACAATGGAGGCAACGCGGCGTAGATGCTTGGGATCGGCGTCGGTCGGCAACGCACCGGCAAGGGGAAGAGGAAGCCGAACGGCGATACAGCCGGTGGGCGAGATGAACAGGTCGATGCGATACTCACGTCCTACGGTATCGGTGAGTCTGACGCCCTGCCCGATGCAGACGAGGTTCGCGTAGTTGCTGGGGATGCTGTCCAGACGTTCAACCTCCGAGCCGATTTCGGCAAAGAAGGCAGAACGTCCCAAGTCTTTGCCGAAGATCATGGTTAGTTCTCCTCTCGATATTTTTTGAGTACGGTTTCGACGATGGTGCGGTCATCCGGCGAGGCCAGAGCGTACAGAGTGGCAAACTCACGGACTTCTGAGGGGACTGCTTCGTAGCGGTCGTTGCTGAGGCCCAGCAGCCAGTCAACAGAAACGCCGAAGTAGCGGGCGAGCCGAACGACGTACTTGAGTTCGGGTTCACGGACGCCCTGAAGGTATCGCGACAGGGTAGGCGTTGAGACGTTGATCTCTGCGGCGATGTCCTTGGCGTAGAGACCCCTGCTTTCAATCAGGTCGCGCAGGTTCTTCTTGAAGGCGGTAAAATCGAGTTCGAGTTCCATGATGTGCTTCTCCTTTGCCAGCGTGATTGTTTGTATTAGCCATTGTAAAGCTCTTTGGGTAAAATCGCAAACATTTTTTGCGAGAAAACTGCAAAAAACTATTGACATTAGCCACGTGGATAATTATAATAATCACATAGGTCAATTATCTTCAAAAAAAGATAGGCAGAAAGGGGTGAACATTATGAAACCACTCGAAATCAAGGGAGCCCGCGCAAGGCTTGGATTTACGCAGAAGTACATGGCAGAGAAGCTCGGCCTCACGGAAGTCTCCTATGGGAGAAAAGAGAGAGGCGAAGTAGAGTTTACCTTGGATGAAGTCCCGGAGGTCGCCAGCCTGCTCACGCTGAACAATGCGCAGGTGAACGACTTTTTCTTCGACGGCAAGTTGCCAACTGGTTAATCGAGGCCATCATCGGCGTCGGTGTATATTTTTTGCCCGATGATTAGCCACTCGGATAATTCATCTTGCCACTACGGTAATTATAGGCGATTGGAGGCTCAGAGAAAATGGGACGTGACGCTACGAAAGCGGCGGGAAATCCGTGGTATCAAGCCAGAAAAAAGGCTGCTGAATATGATGACAGGCTATGTAGCCGTGAGAGCGCGGCTGAGCAACTCGGAATGTCGGTATCTTCGCTGGCAGATGCAGAGCTGGGGAACACAAAGTTCATGCCGGTCGATAAGGCGGTGCTCATGGCTGACAGGTACAACGCCCCGTGGTTGCTGAACCACTACTGCTTGAACGAGTGCCCGATTGGATGCAGGCATTCGCTCTCCGATGAAGTGGTGGGCATTGACCGCGTGACGGTCAAGCTGCTGAAGAGCCTGAAGACCGAAAAACTCGGAGATGTCAAGGACACGCTCCTTGACATCGCGGCTGACGGGAAAATCACCGAAGACGAGAAACCGGCGCTTCAAGAGGTTTTGGCCTACCTCGACGATCTGGCAAAGACCGTGAGCGAGCTGAAGACCATCGGAGAGATGGCTCTGAACGAAGATGGTGATGCCCATGGATCAAAGTAGTCTGATGGCTATACTCGCGGAAGAGTATGGTATCAAAAGCCCACAGGAGCTTGCGGAGGCCATTCGGCGGATGAAACCGTTGGATCTGGCCCCGTTCTGCGCGACACCTGAGAAAACGAAGGAGGACAAAGCATCATGACCCGAATGGAACGGCGAAGAAGACGCCGCCGCATCTTGCGAATCAAGCTGGCGACCACAGCGGCCGTGCTGGCGCTGACCACGGCCAGCATCGTAGCCCTGACAGGGGGGGCAGCCGAAACGGTGCCCGAACCAACACCGCAGCCGCCCGCGTTGCAGGCTGAGCCGGTTCTACTGACTGCAGAGCACGACAGTACATACCAGCCCGTCCAGATGACGGCCGAGCCTGCTCAGGAACCGGAACCCGTAGAGGAAGAGGACGAGAACGAGAAAATCGAGGCCGCTCTGCTGGAGCAAGGCTATCTGCATGAGGAAATTCCGCTTGACTTCGACCTGCAGTGCCATCTGATTGCGGTCTGCGAAGAATACGGCGTCCCTCAGAACGTGGCTCTGGGCGTCATTCAGGCCGAAAGCTCGTTCACGGCCACAGCCGCAAACGGAAGCTGCTACGGCTATATGCAGATCAACAGCATCAATTCCGAATGGCTGTCTGAGAAAATCGGGGTCACGGATCTGACCGACCCGTACCAGAATATCCGCTCTGGTGTGTTCATCCTGAGCGACCTGTATGGGAAGTACGGGGACTGGCACAAAGCCTTGATTTGTTACAACTACGGCGAGGGCGGCGCTCAGGAGCACGTCTTCAGCAAAGGCTACACGACCACGTCGTACAGCCGCACGGTGATGGAATATGCGGACGCATGGGCGGAGGTGCTGGCATGATCGACACGGCGAAGCTGAACACCGAGGAGCTGGGAAACATCATCGTGGACGTCCAGAACGAGACCGGCTTCTGGTTTGATGTGGATGACATGGTCGCCATCATGCAGCACACCGTCCGCAAGGCAGACCTGAACGGCAAGGACGAGGAGTATGTGCCGCTCCTGTTCAGAAACGAGCTGGAAGATTATGTGATGCGCGAGAGAATCAATGCGATTGGGAGGAGAAACTTATGTGCGACATCTGTATGCACAGCCCTTGCCTGAGCGGCTGCCCAAACGCGCCAGACCCGACGCCGGTGACGCACTGCTGCTCCTGCGGAGAGCCGATTATTCCCGGCGACGAGTACGGCATCATCGACGGTGAGGCGTGGTGCGAGGACTGCTTGGAAGACCTGCCGCTCTGCGTCCTGATACCGAAGCTGGGAGGAGAATGGAGAACCGCGAGCGAGGAGGACATTCCAGATGGATATGACGGTTGAGGTTCCTGAACTGCCAGAGCTGACGTTCGACGAGGCCAGCCACATCTACCGGCTGAACGGCGACATCATCCCGAGCGTGTCGAAGCTGATGGAGCCGCTGAAAGACCAGTGCTACGGCGGTATCAGCAAGAGAACGCTTGAGAACGCCGCCATAAAAGGATCTGCGGTGCATAACAGCATCGAGAACTGGATCAAGTTCGGCATCGACGATATTCCGTCGGAGCATCGCGGCTACTTCAACGGCTTCATGGAGTGGTGGAAGCAGTATAAACCGCGGGTCTTCGGCTCTGAGGTGCGCATCTACCATAAGCTGATGCGCTACGGCGGGACGATTGACCTGCTCTGCGAGATTGGCGGCCTGCTGGAGCTTATCGACTTCAAGACGACGTACACGCTGCTGGAAATGGCCTGCGGTGTCCAGCTTGAAGCCTACTCGCAGGCACTTATTTCCCACGGCATCACACCGCAAAGAAAGCACATCCTGCATCTGAAAAAGGACGGGAAGTGGTCGTTCCGCGAGTTCCCGGCCAAAGACCCCGCCAGATGCCGCGTAGTCGGGGCGCTGAAATGTCTGTACGACTATGAACAGTCTTACAAATAAACGAAAAGGAGTGTCAGTATGAACGACGCAAAGACCATCGGAAGCAATGCCCTTGTCCTTGACACCGCAGAAGAGAACGTGACCGTGATGAACGCTGAAGAGAGCGAGCTCGGCAAAGAAGTCAGCTTGATTGAGCAGCGGGCCGAAGCGGTCGTCGTCGCCTCTGGAGCGGATTTCGAGGACGCTGGCCTGTTCCTGAAGCAGATCAAGCAGGCCCAGAAGCAGGTCAAGGACTATTGGGAGCCTCTCCGCGTGTCCGCCAAGAAGAGCTACGACGAGGTTCTGAACCACAGAAAGGAAATGATTGAGCCTCTGGAAAAGGCGGAGAAGATCGTCAAGGTCAAGGTGAACGAGTACAGAGCGGAGCAGGAGCGCAAGCGCCGTGAGCAGGAGGAGGCCATGCGCCGACTGGCTCAGGCCGAGATCGACCGCCACCTGAATGAAGCTGCCGAAGCCGAGGCTAACGGTGACGCTGTTGGCGCAGAGTACGCTATGGCCGAAGCCGAGATGATGGAAGGGGTGTCCATCGCCGGCGGCGTCCAGCATCAGACGCCCAAGGTCAAGGGCATCTCCCAGAGCAAGACGTGGGAAATCTGCGAGTCCGAGTGCGACTGGTCTAAGGTTCCCGTGTCCCTCATTGGCATTGAGCTGCGCCCGGTCGATAAGGCTGCGGTGCTCCGCCTGATTAAGATGTCCAAGGGCCAGGTCGAGATCCCCGGTATCAAGTTCCGCGAAACCTACACCACCAGCGTCAGCACCCGGTAAAACCGGAGAATAACAGGAGGTCAACATGAGCAACGAAAACAAACTGAGCACGGCGCCCGCTGGGGCTGTGGCTCAGAAAACGGCCGGCGGGGGAGCCTTGAGCGTCTTCGCTGACGGCGCGAGCTTCAATACGGCTCTGCGCATGGCCCAGTGCCTTGCGTCGTCTACGGTAGTCCCCAAGGAGTACCACGGAAATGTCGGCAACTGCATGATCGCTATTGAGATGGCATCTCGCATCAACACCAGTCCGATGATGGTGATGCAGAACCTCTACATCGTCAACGGGCGCCCTGCGTGGTCGAGCCAGTGGATCATCGCCATGATTAACAGCAGCCGCCGGTACAAGACTGAGCTGCAGTTCGAGTTCGGCCGCGACAAAGCCGACGGCGGCCTGAGCTGCCGCGCTTGGGCGGAGGATTACTCCGGCCACAAGGTCTACGGCCCGAAAATCACGATGAATATGGCGAACGACGAAGGCTGGACGAGCAAAAACGGCAGCAAGTGGAAGACCATGCCCGACGTGATGATCCAGTACCGCGCCGCTTCGTTCTTCGGCCGCATGAACTGCCCCGATATGATTATGGGCATTTACAGTCAGGAGGAAGTCCTCGACATGGGCGAGCTTCCGACGGATGGCTTCGCTCTGGTGGTCGATCCTGCTACCGGCGAAGTGACCGAAGCCGAAAAGGACGAACCTATCACGCAGGATCAGCGCCAGACGCTTTTCAAGATGGCGACGAGCGCCTTTGGACAGGAAGCGAACGGCGTCCTGAAATCCCTGCTGGCCGCCGAGGGCTACGAGTCCACGGAGGGCCTGCCTACGTCTGTGTATCACCGCATCACCGAAAAGGTCATGGAAATGGCTCAGGAGAAGAAACCTGAACCCGAAGCCCCGCAGGAAGCCAGCGATACCGTTCCTGCCAGCGACCAGCCCGATTTCCCCGGTAAAGAGTGATGCGATCCGACGGCATAGCCGTCATACAGACAGGCAGGTGAGAAAATGGCATGGATCAGCGTACACGAAAGTATCGACGGGCCGAAGCTGCGTAATCTGTATAAGCAGCTCGGTTGCTCAAAGTTCGAGGCGACGGGCATCCTGAACTTCTTGTGGTTCTGGGGGCTTACGAACGCTGAGAGGGACGGGCTCATACTGTATGCAGAAAAAGATGACATCGAGCGATACCTGTACGGCGTCGGCGCAGGTTGTGTGCTCGATCCGAAGAAAATCGTGGATGCACTCTTCGATAGCGGCTGGCTCGACTGGTCGCCTCGCGGAATCTGCATCCACGACTGGGAGACTTGGCAAGCCCAATGGCAAAAGGCCAAGGATGCCCGAGAGCGCGACGCTGCCCGCAAGCGCGAGAGTCGGCGGAACAGCAAAGCGGCGGCCCAAAACGAGGAAAAAGCGGATGCGGCGAAGGACGGTCACACGGACGGTCCCGCGGACGGCGAGGAAAAGCGGCTTAAAACCGACGGGGGAGAGACTCCCGCAGCCGAAAAAGCGCCGACCGAGCCTCCTGAACCGCCGAAGGCCCCTGCGGAACCGGCAACGCCAAAGTACACGCCGACCTTCGACGAGTTCTGGGACGCATACCCGAAAAAGGCTGAGAAAGGCAACGCCTTCAAGAAGTATCAGGCCCGCATCCATGAGGGCTTCTCCCCGGAGGAGCTGCTGATGGCCGCTCGGAACTATGCGACCCAGTGCAAGAGGCTCGGCACCGAGAAGCAGTACATCAAGCACCCGAAGACGTTCCTGAGCGACAGCCGGCCGTTCCTTGACTATCTGCCAGATAAGAAGAAGGCCCAGCCGACCGAGGACGCGGTGCCCGACAACAAAAATCCGTTTGCGGAATACGGGGAGGAATGACAAATGCAAGGATTTGACCCGCAGACCATTTTGCCCCGTATTGCCGCCCAAGGGCTTGAACGGCAGGAGATCCGCCCCGGCGATTGGTTCGACGATGACGGAATGCTCATGTGCGGGAAGTGCGGTGAGCCGAGGCAGGGGATGGTGACGGTGTCCGCTCCGATGGAGGGCAACCCCGAGAACAAGATGACGTTCAAGGCCACCCGTTCCTGCAAGTGCGACCGAGACAAGGAGGCCGCCGAGAAGCAGGCAGAGCAGAACAAAAAGGACATGGAGCGTGTTGCCCGTCTGAAAAAGGCAAGCCTCATGGATGAAAAGCTCCGCGAGGCATCCTTCGACAGCTTCCAAGTCACGAAGTACAACGCCCGAAATCTGAAGCTGTGCCGCCGATACGCTGAGGCGTTCGACGAGATGGTGTCCAAAAATCAGGGTTTGATTTTCTGGGGAAGCGTTGGTACGGGTAAGAGTTTTGCGGCTGCCTGTATCGCCAACCACCTGCTGAACCGCGGCGTCCCCGTGATGATGACCTCCCTTGTGAAGCTGCTGGAGCTCATTCAGGGCGGCGAGGAGAAGGAGAGCGACATCATCGCCCGGATGAACAGCGCGAAGCTGGTCATCTTCGACGATCTGGGTGCCGAGCGCAACACCGATTATGCGCTTGAGAAGATTTACAACATCATCGACAGCCGGTATCGGCGGAAGCTCCCGATGCTCCTGACCACGAACCTGACCATCGACGAGATGAAGGACGAGGAGGACAGACGGTACAGCCGCATTTATGACCGCATCTTCGAGACCTGCTACTCGATGCAGTTCACCGGCCCGAGTTGGCGGAAGAAGGAAGCCAGCCGGCGGTTCACGGAGATGGAGAAGCTGTTCGATATTGACTGAAAGGAGAAGCCAAATGGAAATGAAGCAGCGGGTACAGCATCTTATCGCTGACGTCGAGAGAGCCTGTATCAAGTACAAGCTGAACATGACGATTTACGACGGGAAGCTCGCGTTCGTCGATCAGGAGAGCCGCCACATCGTTGCAACGTGGGGCCCGCAGTTCAAACTCAGCGAGGAGCCTGAACATGGCGGGGAGTAAAGAGGTCTTCTACCTCAAAATCGGGAGTGAAGCCGACCGCGTGACGGTCGCCTCGATCCTGTTCCGAAACGGGTATTCCGTCCAGCCCGTGAAGCAGAAGAAGGACGGGAGAAGCAACGAATACCTCGTCAAGTATTGGATTGGCGAGACGATGGTGGAGGGGGTGGAGATACCAAAATGAAGCTGAAGTTTTCCGTCCTTGGAGAGCCGGCGGGCAAAGGCAGGCCGCGATTCCGAAACGCTGGCGCGTTTGTTCAGCCCTACACACCGGAGAAGACGGTCAGCTATGAGAACCTCGTCAGGCTCGAATACCGCCGTCAATGCAACGACTTCAAGTTCCCCAAGGACACACCGCTTGATGTGCGCATCACGGCGTACTACGGCATCCCCAAAAGTGCCAGCAAAAAGAAAGCGCAGCTCATGCGCGAGCGGAAAATCAGACCGATGAAGAAGCCCGACTTCGACAACATCGGCAAAATCGTGTGTGACTCCCTGAACGACATCGCCTATCACGATGACGCCCAGATTGTAGACGCACAGGTAAGAAAGTTCTTCAGCGACGACCCGAGGGTTGTCGTGACAATTCAGGAAGCAGAATAGGAGGCAATCATGAAGAAACTCGCAAAACTCAGCCCCGGCCGCATTTTCAACTTCGCCGGTGAGAAGTTCGTCGTCATGGAACAGCGCGACGGCGCTGCGTTCGTCCTGCTGGCTCAGAGCAAGGAGTCCTGCCCGTTCAACGACAAGGACGATGCGGAGAACCGCAACGACTACACCCGCTCAACCTTGAAGGAGCGCATCGACAAGTGGGTGGAGGCCCTGCCTCGCACCTCGGAGGAGGCCGCGGCCATTCTCCCGTTTGAGGTGGATCTGAGCTGTACCGACCGTAGCAAGAGCTACGGCACCATCACGGTCAAGGCGGCGCCCCTGACGCTTTGGCAGTACGGCCAGTTCAAGGAGTTGATCCCGCTGAACGAGGATGACTGGTACTGGCTCGTCACGCCTTGGGCGTGTCGGTGGCTCCGCTCCCCGTGCACCGGCGGCACCTTCGGCGTGTGGTTCGTGTTCTCCGATGGCAGCTGCAGCAGCTACTACGCATCCGGCTCGGGCGGCATCCGCCCCGCTTTGCTTCTTAACTCTGACCTCTT